ATATACCACACATACCCGATATTAGAATGGGGGGATATGTTGGTTATGTAACTAAAAGATACAGTGAATGCATGGAGCATTTAAAACTACGTAATGACTTTACCAATGTAAAAAGGGGAGAAATAGATAAATTAAAAGCAAGAGTAAAAGATCTAAATAAAAAATTCTCTCATTTCTTGTTATCAGGAAATTTTGTGAATGGACCAAGAGCCTTCTATGATAAAAATAGAATATTCCTTGACTTATCACCGGATAACAAAGTAACGTTTGAACCTGATGAAAGGGATAAACCCTGGTTCGGTAACTAGATAAGTTGATTAAAGCGAAAGACATCGGTAATAAAAGGACGTAGAAATGGAAGACGCGGGGGCGGTGGAGAACATTTCCCGGAGGTCTCGGCATAAAGCACAGAAGGAGATTAATATCAGAATACGGGGGTCAATCCCAATTTAATTTATTCGGATGATGAATTATCGGGAACTGATTTAGAAGAAGAAGAAGAGGAGGAGAAGAAGAAAAGAAAACTAAGTAAAAAATATATATTATATTATAAATGAGAAAAAGTAAAGTTCGAAAGAGTCGTAGGAAAAGTAATATGGGTAAAAGTAATATGGGTAAAACTAACAGGGGTAAAAGTAACAGGGGTAAACGTAACAGGGGTAAACGTAACAGGGGTAAAAGTAACAAGAGTCGTTTATATAAAAATAAGCGTTCAAAAGTTAGATCAAGAGTAAAGAATTCTAAAAGAAACAAACGAACGAGGAAGATGGGAAGAAGGATGAGAGGAGGGGGGGATATTGAGATGGAAGATATGAATCTCGCGGAGAGAGATACGGATATCAATGAAGAATTCGTTCGATATATGACTACAATGAGTGAACAAAGAAATAGTGATTATATAACACATTTAAATGAAAAATCTAGAATAGAAGATGAAATAACTATAAGAGAAAATGAGGTGGAAGATGTGGAAGAGAATATGGAAGATGGAGAAGAATATTCACAAGAAATCTCAGCAGATCAACTTAGAATAAAAAGAGAAATTAATGAATATCAATCTAATGTGGAACGATTACAGACCAAAATTGATAATTATGATGATACAGGGGAAGCTTCTCGTGTAATAGTGAAAGTAACAGGTTTTATATGGGACGGGGCTGCATCGACACGAATGTGGAGAAATAAAGGCGCAATGTTATATAATGTTGTTTATTATATACCAGCCCACGTTGATGATTACCATAAACATCATGATAATCCAGTATATGTAGGTCATGTAAAAAAAAGATGGAATGAATGCTATGAATTTTTGGAAAGGTTAAAAAAAAAAGGAGTAGTTCATGAAAATGATATTAAATTGCCAAATAAATCACGTGAGCATGTAGATAATGATGAACGTGGACAAGAGCTTGCGATGCAACGAATGGGGGAACTAAATAATTTTTTTAACCAGTTAATTGGTTTTCAATTTCACCCCGAAAAACCTTTAAGTAGATGGAAACTAGTGGTATACCTTAAAAAATTTCTAGATTTATAAGTTAGAGCTCAGGTAATTTATATTTAAGGTAGATACCTCGGACTAATGTTTCCATAGATAGAAGCATTGTATGTATTTCCACCTTGACCCATAGATACAGATGAACCCTTATCCAACTCTTTACATCCCCGTTCATCCGTACAATCTTGATTATCCATGTAAACAGGTATTTTAGTCGCTAAATGTGAATCTAAACTTGTAAAATAATTCCATTGATTCGATCCTCTATAAGTCTGTCTCCCAAATAATGGTTTAATATTTTCTTCACCTTCTCCGGTTAGATAACCAACTTGTTGATATTCAGGAGGTTCACCTCTTGTAGGAACATTAATAGCCATCCTTTTTCTTGGATAAAATCTAGAATCATAATGTTTTCTAGGTTCTATAATTTCTTCTTTTTCCTCTTTTTCAATAATGTTATTGTTAATGTAAATAATTTTTTCTTTACTGTATCTAGATTTCGTATTATTATAAACGAAATAAAGGATCAATAAACCAAGTATAATAATATAATTCTGTTTTTTCATTTATTTTTTATATTATATAGTATAAAATAATGGGTAGTGTTAAAATAATGGGTAGTGTTAAAAAAAGTATTAAGAAGAGTCGAAAAAAGTATCTTAAGCGAAATAAGACTAAAGGTAAAACTCGCGAATATAGACGCACTAAAAATAAGAGACAGAGAAATAAAAAGAGTAAAAATAAACGTTTAACGAAAAGAAATAAAAGATATTCGCAAAAATCAAGGGGAAAATTTATAAGAAAGAAAAAGATTTATCAGGAGGGGGGTGGTGATATAGATTTCGGAACATTAAACCCTCAACAAGCTGGTATATTAACCTACTCAGAAAGAATTAGGGGGGAAATTGAATTTAGCCAGAACAAGGATAAAATATGTCGTATTACGGGCTGTAAGAGTCATTACGATTTACCTAAAATGTTGATGATAGATCGACACGCGAGAGAGATGTCCGCCGACCTGTGGGGCATGACAAAAATCGCACCGTTAGCAGAGCATGTAACTTATAAGATGGCGGGCTCCGAAAAGCAGGAGCGTAAGAGAGCCGAATACAAACCTGTCTCAGAATTATGTTATTGGATGATTAAAGTGGCTGAAAAAGGGGCAACAAGTGGCCATTTTTCAACATTATTAAATAAAGGTAAAACTGAAGGATTCAATCCTTCAGGAGTAGAAGGGGGAAGTATCTGTAGGGTAAAAAATTATGGTTCATTAAATATTAATTCAGCAGATACACTAGCACAAATATTCCATGGTTTATTAGATCTAATTTTGGCGGCGTTACAATGGTATAAAAACGATTATGAACCCCTTCTAGAGTCGGACAAACGAGTGAAGGCGGAATTAATAGAAGCTAAAGAATTTAAACATGGGTACTCTATTCTTTCCGAATCTCTTCGGTATTTAGAGGAAGATGATATAGAAGGAAAAGCAACAACACCAGCACCAGCACCATTCTCGTGGCAGCGCTGGGCCAGTACCACCACCGTAGTCGGCCCAGCACCAGCACCAGCACCAGCACCAGCACCAGCACCAGCACCAACACAAGAGCAGGCAGCTCGAGAACAAGCAGGGGTAGCAGCAGCAGCAGCAGCAGCTGTGGGTCGAAGGAAAGCACAAGGACAAAAACGAAAACAATTCTTAGCATTGAAGGAAAAATTAAGATCACCATTAAGGAACAATAAAATTCCTAGTAGTGATTTTGCAATCCCTGAGTATATGAAATTGTGCGCTAGACTTAGATTCTTTGACGTAACGGGACAGGATGATGACAAACCTATGTTAGATTTTATGATCGAACGTATTCCTAAACTAAAGGTGATACTGGATGCTAAATTTTTTGAAGGAATGGTTGTAGAAGTTCAGCGGAAGAAGGATACTGAGGCTGCGGCAGCAGGGGAGGGGTGGCTAAGCGCTCTACAGGGCTGGGGGAAGAAAGCAGCCCCAGCGGCTGGACCAGGGGAAATTGAAACGAATCCAATTGAAACGGGTTGAATGGATTCAAAGGATTGATTTGATTAAATGAATAATTGTAAAAAAATAGAGATTATAACTAAGGAGGACCTCCAAGCGGCGGCAGACGCAGCAGCAGAGAAGGAGCGCCTAGCGGTGGCAGCGGCGCAGAAGGCAGAGGAAGAGAAGGCCAGGGCTAAGGCCAAGGCTGAGGCAGCTGCTGCAGCAGAAGCGAAGAAGGCGGATAGTAATAAACTAACTGAAACGGATAAACAATCTATTCAGAAGATTGCGGAAAAGGGGGGAAATATTGCGAAAATTGCCGCAGATTTAAAACAAAATAGAGGTCTTGATAGAAGAAGTATATTACCGGAAAAATTACTTATCGAAGCAAATAAATTATATCATAAATTATCCGAATAATAATAATTTTAAATAATATTTAAAAATATACCTTTATAACTATTTATAGTATGGTTTTACTTAATTTAGTGGTTTCAATTAATCAGAATAATTTAATTGGAATTGATAATGATCTCTTAATTAAATCTAAAGAAGACTTGAAAAATTTTTATAAAATTACAACTCAACATTACCCCGAAGGAAACAAGAATATTGTTATCATGGGTTATAATACATGGATATCTTTACCTCCTAGTAAAAGACCCCTTAAAAATAGAATGAATATCGTGCTGACTCAGAACAGAAGAGATCTTATAGAAGAAAACGAAAATTTAAAAGTCCTTGATTCTCTTTTTAATGCTATAGATTGGTGTAATACGAATGAAACTGGAAGAGTATTTATTATTGGAGGTGAAAGTATTTATGAACAATGCTATTTACAACATCAGAATAAAATTAATATTATTCATCTTACAAAATTTATTGAGGATACTAAATCTTCTAAAGGCAAAAATTTTCCGATAGAAATATTAAATAAAATGACACTTTTAAAAGAATATTCCAGAAATGAAGAATGTGAAGTTTTAACAGAGGGGAAATACAATAAAAAAGAATTAAAAACAATTTATAAAACATTTCAGAATGATTTTATGATTAATGTTGAAGAAAATAATTATCTGAATCTTCTAAAAAGAATTATTAATGAAGGAAATTTAACTCAGACAAGAAACTCTTTTACATTAAATACATTCGGTGAAAGAATGATTTTTAATATGAATAATGGATTTCCCCTTTTAACAACGAAAAAAATGGGATATAAAACAATTTTAAGAGAATTATTATGGTTTATTAGAGGATCAACATCTAATCAAGAACTCTTAGATAAAAACGTTCACATATGGTCTCAGAATTCATCTAGAGAATTTCTGGATTCTAGAGGATTAGATTACGAAGAAGGGGATCTAGGTCCTGTGTATGGATTTCAATGGCGTCATTCGGGTGCAGAATATGTAGATTGTCACACAGACTATACCGGTTTAGGTATAGATCAATTAAAAAATGTAATTCATTTAATAAAGGCTGATCCTCATTCAAGGAGAATTATTATGAATGCATGGAATCCTTCAGATTTGGATAAAATGGCCTTGCCACCTTGTCATGTCATGTGTCAATTCTATGTAAATAGCGAAGATAAAACACTCGATTGTCAGCTCTATCAGAGATCGGGGGATATGTTTTTAGGGGTTCCTTTTAATATAGCTTCCTATTCTTTCTTGCTTCATATTATAGCGAATATTACTGGATACAATCCGGGTAGATTAATTCATATATTAGGAGATACTCATATTTATAATGAACATATAGATGCTGTAAATGAACAATTAGAAAGATTACCAGGGAAATTTCCAGAATTAATCGTTAAAGAAAAAATTACAGATATTGATTCTATCGATGAATCAATATTTGAATTACAGAATTATAAAAGTTATGATAAAATTACAGCACCTATGATAGCTTAGAATAAATAAAATATTATAAAGATTATTTCAAGCATTCAACCGCCAATCTATCAGCATTAGCGTTCCCTATTGAATGTTCGTCTTGTAAACCCGTATGTGCTCTAATATGTTGAAATTTAATATTCATTTTGTTATAAAGAGGTTCTATTTTTTGTAGAATATCTGTATTTTTTTTCTTTTCTATATCACCACTTTTAATCCAATTAGGATACCATAGCGTAATTGCTTTAATAGAATAATCTGAATCTGTAAAGACAATAATCTTTTCTTTTATATTTTTTTTTTCACAGAGTTCCAATGCTTCTTTAATTGCCGTTAATTCGGCTTTATTATTCGTAGGTTTGTCTACATGTAATCTTGAAGAAATATCTTTTAATTTAATCTTATTATTAGGACTAAAATGAACACCAATACCAGCTTTAGCGAATTTAGATCCATTATGTGAACATGCGCCATCTGTATAAATTACGAACGCATCATTCGTTTTAATTGGTACAAGATTATCATTTAAGAGGTGAGTTGTCTGATTATGAAGATCTTTAAATTTAATTGTGAACCAAGGTTGAGTATTCAACCATTCTAAATATTTTTTATCTTTTTTAATTACTTCTTTTAATGCTTGATTGCGATATTTTCCGAAGTGTAGCATATTTTATTATTTATTATTTAATTTAATATTTAAATCAAATTTAATGTTTTACGTAATCCATATTATAAATTAATCCAATAATTATTAGTCCCCCTATACATATCTTCTTTAAATCGTTGTCGGAATATCCCTTAGTATAAAGTTCGAATAATTTAAATACGAAAACCCATATTATCAAATAAACTACAAATGAAACCCAATGTCTTAAATCTTTCATTATAATTTATTAATATAATAATTTCATTATCCCTTTTTCTAAAATATCCAAGGGTACCGGTCCTATATCCATTATTAATTTATGAAAACTTTTATAATCCTCTTTATAACTCTTAAAATATTTATTTCTTAATTCTAATAGTTTTAATTCACCTATTTTGTAGCATAATGCTTGTCCGGGATCGCAGATATATCTGTAAATTTCATTTTTAATTTCTGTATCTTCATTCGGTAAAAGTTTTTTCATATAATTGAAACATTTATCATATGACCACCCATGATAATGAATTCCGGTATCAACGACTAAACGCACAGATCTATGTAAATTATAAATTATCTGCCAGAACAGTTCATAGTTGTTTTTAGGTTTCAATAATCCCTCGCAATATAATCCCCATCCTTCCGAATAAGCTGTATAAGGAGTAACTCTACTATATAGGGGATATTTTTCTCTGTGTTTTAAATTTTCATAATGGTGTCCCGGTATTCCTTCATGCGCACTTAATACGGGTAATTCATATTTATTAACTACCCCAGGATTATGTGTATTAATAAAAAATGTTCCCTTTCTTTCATTATTAAAATCGGGTAGGAGATAATATGCCCCCATGTGTTTATTTTCCCTTGGAACCGATTTTATTTTATAAAGATCTTTTTTAGATATTTTATCATCGAAGTATTTCTGGAAGACTTCTTTTAACAATCTATCTCTTATTTTATGTAATTCATCTAAGACTTCTTTTTTATCTTTCATTTTACCTTGTTTTTTCATATGAAACATAAAATAAGAAAGATCTCCCTTAATTTTCATCTTTTTCTGAAGATCTTTTAATCTTTTTTTATTCTTTTTAATTTCTTGTAAACCAATTTTATGAACTCTTTTAGGAGAATAATCTTCAGTTAAATACGATTTCAATATATTTCCATAAAGTCTTTTACCACCCTTTAAATCACATAATCCTATTGTATCTCTGCAATTATCAATGTATTCTTCTATCAAGAAAGAAGATATAGTTTTTATTGAATATATTAAATAATTTTCAATAGTTGTTAAGAATTCTTTTTCAATATTCGTTGGTATTTTCTGGTAATGATTATATTTATTTTCATAAGTATTATTTTTTAGAAGATCTTCTAACTGCTCTATTATTCCTCTAACAATTATTTTAGGTATTGTCATTTTTTCTTTTAATCCTTTCTTCATATTAAGAATCATTCCATTAGTGATTTTTTTTAATACTTTTAATCTAGATATATAGTCCTTATAGCTTCGTGTATCAGAAAAAGTATATTGTGAATCTTTTGAATTAATATCTGTTAAAAAATTAGAGTAATAATTGTCTAAATAAGACAGAGGGAAATATTCATGAGGGAAATCTACCTCTTTAAAATATTCATTTAAATCACTATAAAATAATTCATCATAAAAAGTTTTATCTTTTTTCTTTTCTAAGAGTTTTAAATATTTTTCATTTAGTTTTTTCTCTCTTTTATCGTATTCTTTACTTGTAAAAAGAGGATATTTAGATCTTAAATGATTGTATTTATCAAGTTTCATAAAATCATTTAAGAGTGGATTTAAAAGGACATATTCATGAACATACTTATCACATAGTTCCATAGTTAATTTAGTATAGATTTAAATATAATAAATATTTATAATATGAATACAATTAAACAATATATTTACCTAATTCCGATTTTATTTTTTCTTACATCTAGAATACCACTAAATAAATATCCTCCAGAGGGGAAATATAAATTTTTTTTCCTGTTTTTTACTTTATTAGTGATGTGGATAAGTGCTAATTATGAATTTAAAATTATAAACGAATATATACTTCCTTATTGTTTATTTATTAATGTTTTAATTTTAGTTTATTTTACAATTAATGAAGGTTTTAATTTTCTAGATTTAATAAGGTTAATTGCTATTTTATATCTATTATTTACATTTAATAGAGAAGATTTTATATGTAAAAATGGAATATTGGTTAAATTAAATAAATCTAATATTAAATGGACAATATCATATATTATAATAATATCATTATGGTTTTTACTTGAAAATAAAGGATTTTTTGATATTAAAGAAAAATTATTATCTACGTTAATTCTTTTTATACCATTAATATTTCCATTTAAAGAATATTATGTACATAGAGTATTTATAGTGGTTTTAGGTATAACACTTAAATATTTGATGATTTAAATAGATTTAATTTACTGGTGTAGATTTTCGCAAAAAATCTTCCTCCCCGACACTGCATCTCATGATCGCTTCTTTGACATTTCCCGCAGGTAATAATTTCGCCGACGCAATGCAATCCCCATAATCGAATCCCTGTTTTCTGCGACCAGATATTAAGGACCCTAAACCCCTGGCAAGTTTCCCAAACCGTTGATTCCCCGAACCTTGGCGCCCTCCCTGCTTCTCATTGGCGATTGTCTCCATTTCTCTCGCCAGATTCTCTTCCCCCAGAAGTTCTTTCTGGGCTTTCCCAGTAGCCAAGCTTCCCTCTTCTGCGTCCTCTGCCTCCTCTGCCTCCTCTGCCTCCTCTGCCGCCTCTGCTGCCGCTCGGCGCTCCTGCTCCCGCTTAGCAAGGCTTTCTCGCCATTGCTGGTGCAGTGCTCGGCGCTCCTCCTCTGCCGCATCTGCCGCCTCTGCTGCCGCTCGGCGCTTCTTCTCTGCCCTCGCCTTGTAACTTTTCGCGTAATTATTCCATCTCTCATCAGATTCCCCCCCATCGCTCTCATTAGCGACGGGGGTATTAGGCCCTTCGGCTTCATCTTTATCATCTTTCTCATCAGTGTTGTTACTAACTCTTTTTTCTTCAGGAGGAGATCTCTGTTTAATAAATTTCTTTACTACTTCAAATTCACCTCGAGTTATGTTCGCCTTTAAGAGACCATATTCCTCTGAATTTACTCTTCCAATAGATTGTAATCGGTTAAGATTATGTAATAGTTCAGATTTCTCATTATCCCTAGCTAAGCGCGCTCTTTTCCATGCCTGATACATCTTCCAAACCCCCCCTTTTAAATTATTTCTCCTATTCCTACGCTTAGTCCTACGCTTAGTCCTACTCTTAGTCCTACTCTTAGTCCTACTCTTAGTCCTACTCTTAGTCCTACTCTTAGTTATACGCTTAGTCCTACTCTTAGTCCTGGTCTTAGTCCTACGCTTAGTCCTCTTATTTCTCATAGTTCTTCTGGGCTTCTTATATTGCATATATATATATATATATAATAAATTAAATATCATCCAGATCTATAAGAGTTGTTCCTTCATTATGTCTAAATGCTATTTTAGTTGGTCTATTATCTAATATATCTTTTTCACTATTCCATACATCAACGAATTCTTTTCCCTCTTCTTCGGAAGAATCACTTTCTTTCTCTTTTTCTTTCTTATCCCCCCCTTCTCCTTCTTCATCTGACGGATTATCATATGAAAATAAATTTTCAGAATCATCTAAAAATGGATTTTCTTCATCTAACTTAATATTATCGGGGAATTCACCCTGTGATTTTAATTTATGAACCTCATCTTCTTCATATTTATGAATAATACTACATTTATTATCTTGAAAATCCCATAGCGCAACTAATACAATATCATTAATTGCTAAACGAACTCTTCTTTTAATATTTCCGGCACAGATACCTAATCTATCTTTGCCGTCGAAACAGAATAAATTATAACGACCCGATCCATTTACCTTCATAACCTTGGCATATTCTTGATCTTCTTTCGGATCTTTGTAAATTAATTGTTTTTCTTGGAATGATTCTTTCTTTCCTTTCTTGTGTTTTTTTCCTCCCTTTTGATTTCCTTTCGGCATTATGTATAAGACTATATTATTTTATTGGTGTAGTTTTAAATAATTTTATTTAAGCTTTCTTGTAAATGACCATACCTGTCTTCGTTGTGGCCTGTTTATAAGTTGTACCATTGTAAGTGAAAGTTTCGGCTCCCGATTTTCTGGCCTTTTCTTTCGCCATCATGTAGGCATTCATCTTTTTCTTACCCTTACTCTTCTTGCCCTTTTTAACCTTGGAGGTCTTTCTCATTGCCTTGCTTGTTCGTGTTCGTGCCTTAACCTTTGATCCACGCTTTCCTTTTGATCTACGTGCTGTTCTTCCTCTTCTCATTTATACTTTAATTTAGAAAATAAATTTCATTATAAAAATATTTACGAAATAAAAAATACCATTAACAGATCCTTTTACTAAAGTATTTGATATATTACTTAATTTATTATCATCAGATATTAAATTTATTAATTTGTTATTCTTATCCTTGTATTTTGAAATTAATTTATTGAAACTATTTATTAATGTGATAGTTATTTCCGAACATATAAACGTAAATGTTATATGAGATATAATAAATTTTAAAAATTTAACCTTTCTGGAAGAAGGATTTTTACCATGACTAAATGTCCATAAATAATTTCCAATAAATGATACAATCATCCCTAAAAATGAAGAAATATAAACTTGATAATTTATATTTAAATTAGTAAATTTACCCATTAGAAACATTGACCCATATCGGAAACACCAGCTAAAACTCCAATGGGAAATCCTTTTATAGACAATTTAATAAAATTTATTAAATCTTTCATATATTATATTACTTTTTTTAATTTAGATAAAGTTATCTGTAATTCTTCTAATGATGGAGGCTCGAATCCCGTTTTAGAGTATTTTTTTTCTTTCTTTATCGGTTCCGATTTCTTTAATACAACATTCTGTAAATCTGAAGCCTTTATTTTATTGACAGGGATACTTGAACGAAAATTAGATGGTGGAAGTGGTGGAGGAGGAGGTGGAATTGATGTTTTTCCCCTATTTAGGTCTAAATTTTTCTGTAATTCAATCGCACCCTCAGGAACACCCATATTTTTCATCCTTTGGTATTTATCGGTGACATCTTTTTCATCGTCAATAAATGCATATTCATTTAAGAATGTTGGTTTTTCTAAACGACCCTGTAAAAGATACCATTGAAACCATATTTCATCATTATGGATCCATAAACCTTCTAAACCAATTATAAATATACCATATGAAAAGGGATCAATCTTGTATAAATGATTTTTAGAATTGTCATAAAATCTAGAATTTAAACTTACTTTTAATCTCATTGTATAATCAAAATCTGTCTTTTTAAGAAAAGAATTTACATTATAATCTTTATATTTTTCTTTAATAGTATTATAAATTTTTTTTAGAATTTCTAAAAAATTGTTATTATCCTCATCATTTTCTTTATTTTGAAATGATAAATCAATGATATATTTTCCATTATTTAATTTCTGTTTTCCATAGGGTAAAAATAACTTAGGTGTCTGAAATAAACATTCTCTGAAACTATTTTCATAAAATATTTTCAAAGGAATAAACGAGAATTCATCTGAATATTTTAATAAATTCTTTTTACCCAGAGAAACTTCTCTTATATTTTTATGATGAATAATCATAAGATTACTTAAATATATTTTATGATTTATATTTAAATGAATAATATTTGTGCGATATGTGGAGATGACTTGTCTACTAGACTAACACATAAATTAACATGCGGGACTCAAGAAGAACCACACGAGTTTCATTATGAATGTTTATTAAAAACTTTTACAGCGAATAATTCAGAAAAAGATAGAAATTGTCCCTATTGTAGAAATAAAATAGATTACTTGCCCCTTGTTTATGGTCTAAAAAAAATAGTTCCAGGTGTTCATTGTTCTTTTTATGATATCAAAGATAAGAAAGAGGAATTAAAAAAATATCAGGTAACATGTAAGCATATTTTAACGAGAGGTAAAAGGAAGCATGAAACATGTGGTAAAAACTGTCAATTAGGTTCTGAATATTGTTCTACTCATTTAAAATCTATTGAGAAATCACAATTAAAATTTGATTCAAAACATAAAATTGTTGTTAAAAAACAAGGAGAAAATGCCCCAGATACAGAATAAAAAGCACCCGAAATATCGCAAAAAACTTTCTCTAAAAGAAAAGAAGAAACTATCACTCATAAAAAACGATGTTAAATTAGATAAGCTTAAAAAAGATATTTATAGATTACCATTCGACGTCAAGTGTAAGATCTTCCAGATGGCTATGATCGCGAACATCCCAATGTGGGTAATAGATCTCAGACCGAAATTCGGATTCGTTAAAACAGAATATTTCGATACAAACAAGGGGATAGGATATTATGATGGTAATGGATTCCCCCATTATTTTACTCACGCCAACTCAAAATCCCATATTGGATGGGAACGCAAGGTTAATTCTTGGAAATCTTTAGATTTCTGGAATATTAGGAATAGACTACCATGCAACAAAAATGTTAAAACCAGTGAACAGAGGGGTATTATTTCAGTTTATATAAGCCCGGATAAAGAAAAACCCGAACTAGTTAAATATAGAGAATTTAGAAATGATTCGGGGTGTTACTGGACGCATTATAAATGTAGATGCTATGAATGTGATCTTGTAAGAGTTACATCAGACGGGGGTCATTTTAAATGGAGCAGTATAAGAGAATTTGAAGAAGGTAATATTAGAGATAAAAAATACAATAAAAATTATTCAAAACATAAATTCAAGGGTATAACTATGGATCCGAATAAGATTACCTCGTGGTCTTTTAAGAAGTAAATAAATTTGATAAATTTAATAAATTTTTTTTATCAAGTAAATGGAAAATCAAATGGAACCGAACCCTGAATTAGAACAGAACTCTGAATTAGAATTATCCTATGAAGAAGAACAACTCCAGCAACTTCTTATCCAAGAATCCGAAAAGCATAAGATACAGATGGATAGGGAATTAAGAGAAGCACAAGAAAAAGAATATGAAGAGTCTTTACAGAAAGATATTAAAAAGAATTTGGAATTTAATGAACCATCCAAGGAAGAAATGCGAGCAACACGATTAAAAAGATTTGAAAAGGGTTAAAGGTTTATCAATAGAATAATATGTAAAAATGGAGTGTTCTATCTGTTTAGAGAAAATAAATACCGAACAAGAATATAAATTAACATGCAATCATAGTTTCCATATAAAATGTTATAGAGCATGTGTTTTCTCTAATAGTTTAAATATTTTTATTGATTGTCCTCTATGTCGAGGATTTAATTATAATAATAGTAAATTATCTGATGATAGTTTAGAAAACTTACGTTTTTTTTGTTATAGTGGTCGGTGTTGTCACGAGACTAAAGAGGGGAAAAGATGTAAAAATAAGAGTAGTATTCTTAATTATGGATATTGTTATAGTCATAATAAAGAAATATTACCGAAAGATAAATACGAATTAATGGTTGATTTTATATATTGGATGTTAGAAGGAAATAATAAATCCGAAACCAAATTAACCATGATTGATATTACTAAAAAATTACTTATCCAGAATCCAGATATAATGAAATTAAACGAGATCTTAACATATTTTTATAGATTTTATCATTATTATAAACATGAGGGGAATTTACAGAATCAGGATAAAAGTCCTTTAATAAGAAGACAAGAAATGTATCGTTATTACGATTTAGAACTTGTTGAAGACGGATGGCATAATAGATGTCTGGATAAAAAGATTATTTTTTAGCTTTCTTTTTAGCTTTTTTAGTTTTTTTCGGTTTCTTATATTTACCCGATTTTTTATTTCTATTATCCAATTCAACTTCATCCTCAACCATACCTAATAAACTACTCACCTCATCATGATCGGGGGCTAAAAATTTATCTAATTTTGAAAATTGTTTATTATTCTTTTCATAAATTCTCTGAAGATCTTTTTCATGTAAACCAAATTGATCAATAATAGATTGAATTTCTTTATCTGGTTTACTTTTTTCCATTGCTTTTTTAAGAAGATCTTCTGCTAAATCTTTTTGTTGGATCTTAGTTTTCTTTTTAGTTTTTTTTCTTAATTCCGGATAATCTCTTTCTACTCTCTTTTTGAGGAGATCACTTAACTCGGAACCACGGAACATCTTGTGACCACACAATCCTCTTAAGCCATTGTCATATTCTTTTTTCGCTCTCATATATACTTGATAAAAAGATGGATCTTCACTTCCTAAATATTCCATCAATTCCTCTTTCGTATATGTTTTCATAAGTGATTCTTTTAAATCAAATAGTTTTTCTCTTCCCTTAGATGTATTCATATCGAAGTCTCTAATTTCAAACATATTCCAGTTACATCTACTATTGGATTTACAATCTTCTTCATCTAAACCCCTGCATTTACCATCACCTGATCTTTTTAATCTTCTAGTTCTTTTCCCTTGTTCTCTTTTACTTCTCTTTCTCTGTTTTTCTCTTTTGGTTCTTTTTCTTTGTTTTTCTCTTTTACTTCTTTTATCTTTTTTATCTTTTTCTTTATCTTCCTTGCCTTTTTTAGTTCTTTTCACCTGTTGCCCTTTAGTTCTCTTTCTTTTTAGTTCTTTATCTTTTTTATCTTTTCTATTCCCTTTTCCTTCATTATTTAATGATAAAAAATAAGCGGCCTCTTCAACTTCATTAGCATAAGGGACCAAGTCTTTTTTAAGCTTACCTTTCTTCTTTTTAGATTTACCCGCACCTGCAACTGAAGATTCATCTATTGATTCCTTTACAAATTTAGCAACAATATCATCTTCTACTCTCGGATATTGGGTTAGATCATCCGAGTAAAGATCATTGAAATGTGTAGTAATTTTATCAATATATATTTCCATACCCTTTTTAGTTAATCCAGGGATTGCTGGCCCGTATCTCTCACGTGATTTCATAATATTTTTTTTCGCTACCTCGATTGATTCATTGCATTCTTCGGGGTCGTCTATATCATCGGGATCTCCATCTGGACGAGAAAGTCCTCTATCCGCCCTCTCTGAATAAAACAAGGCTTCAATAAAAAAATTGGTTAATCTCCTTAATCTACCATCCCCCCCTCCTTTCATTATATTTAATTGTAGATTTTAATTTACATACAAAGTGTTATTTACATATACATATGTTCCGGTGGTTTTTCGGATTTACCTTTATTTAATAATTCCGATAGATTCTCCGACTTAATTTCAATGGGTAATTTAAAATCTTTTATCTTAAATGATAATTCATTTCCATCTGATAACATACATATATTTACCTTTGAAACTATACTCTCTAAACATCTTTTTAGATTACGGACACCCTCTTCGCCACCTGTATATTTCTCTACTATTTCTTTTAAGATTTCATCACTAAATACAATTTCATCTTCTTTAAACGTGAAAGTATTTACAATATCTGGTAATAGATATTCTCTGCTGATTTTTATTTTTTCATCACTCTTAAATCCTTTCGTATGAATAACATACATTCTATCTTTCAGAATTTTATTAACTCTTGATTCATCATTATAAGAGAAGATAAATAGAGCCTTTGAAAGATCTAAATTTATTCCGGGAAAATAATTATCTTGAAACAATGAATTCTGGGAAGAATCTGTTAGATGAGTTAACATATGAATAATTTCATCTCCCTTCTGAGTATCACTAACCTTATCTAATTCATCGAAGTAAATTATAGGATTCATACACTTGGAATCTTGTAAGATCTGAACTATTCTACCCCAATGAGATCCTTCATATGTATAAGAATGTCCATCAAAATACGCCGAATCAGACGCACCTCCTAGAGAAATAAAAGCGAAAGGCCTATTAAGGACCTTAGATATTCCTTCTTTTACAAGAGTAGTCTTTCCATTCCCCATTGGACCCTGAATCGCCAACACATTTCCACCACTTTCGGGATTCTTAATCCATTTTCCAATAACCTGAAGGATATGGGTCTTCGCTTCATTGTGACCATAAATTGCCCCATCTAATATTTTATATGTTTCTTTAATAAAAGATCTCTTTTCTTCAATACTTGATTCCGGATTTACAGGTAATCCTTGATATTTCCCGAATGGTATCTTAATTAAACCATTAATCCAGTGATCCATTTTACTATGCTCCCCAGTTGAAACATCCATTTCCGATAACTTATCAATATTTTCAATTGCTACTGCTTTCGTTTTAAGATCCATATGAGAATTTATAATCTTGAATCTAAGGGGAACTTCTGAGTTATTTATGTTATAAATTTCTTTCGTTGCTTTAATAAGATCTTTTTTCTTTTCTTCTTCCAAATTGTGAAAATATTCCATTGTATGTTCTTCACTATTAAGTGAAGCATGACTTTCCAATACATCTTCTAATTCTTCGTCGTATTCATCGTATTCAAATAAGAATTCTTCATCAGAAGATCCACTTAGAGAATCATCCAATTCTTCTGTTAGTAATTTATCTCCAATTTTAATTGTATATTTTACTTCTTCTTTATCCATATCAGATCTTATATCTTCATCGGTTTCAATTAATTCTTCCCTTTCTCCTGATTCTTCCGATTCTTCCGATTCTTCTGATTCTTCTGATTCTTCCGATTCTTCCGATTCTTCCCTTTCCTCTAATTCTTCCGATTCACCCTCTTCGGGGACCTCGTCCATGGATTCTTCTATTTCTTCAATTTTAATCTTTCTTTTCCTTTTAATTTCTTCATTCGCTTTCTCGGTTGCTTTTAGAATAAGGTAATTTACGAACATATCACCCATTGGATTTTTTAGATTACCTGAATTTTTCTTTCTTTTATTTCTCTTTATTTTTTTCTTGATCGGTTTAATTCCATATAAGATCTCCCTTAATTCATCCATTGCCCTTTTATCGTCCGTGTCTCCGTCGTAAACTATGAAATCTTTTAGATTTCCATGTTCATCAAGTTCTTGATTGGAATCTTGGATTTCTGTAATATCCATTGATATATTTTTATTTTCAATATTTTCAGATTTGGAGCGAGTTGTCATATTATGATGATTCTTATTATCTTTATTCATTAATTCAATATAATATAATTTATATCAAATTTTTTTAAATAAATTTGATTCTTATTTAAATATTTAATTAATTATATAAGTAAATAAGATGACTGAAACATTAGAACAGAATATAAAAAATGTTAGCGCTATGCAATTTAGTATTATGGGTCCCGATGAAATTAGAAAAAATTCTGTTGTTGAAGTCACGAAACACGAAACATACGATAAAGATATACCTGTAATTAAGGGATTATTTGATTTAAGAATGGGTACAACTGATATGGGTAAAGTATGCAATACATGTGGTCTTAAAAATACGGAATGTCCGGGTCATTTCGGTCATCTTGAACTTGGGAGACCTGTTTATTATTATCACTTTATTGATACAGTTATGAAGATTATGAAATGTGTATGTTTCCGCTGTTCTAAATTACTTATTAATATCGAAGATCCATTGGTAGAAAAAATTCTTATAAAGGATAAAAAAAATAGATGGCAAGAATTATATCCCCTATGTTCTAAGATATCCAGATGTGGAGAAGAAAATGAAAATGGGTGTGGTTGCAAACAACCCGATAGATATAAATTAGATGGTCCGAATGGTATCCAAGCTATCTGGAAAGATTTAGATGGAGAAGGTCCGCAGAAACAGAATATATCAGCGGAATATGTAAAAGAATTATTTGAAAGAATAACCGATACAGATTGTAATGCTCTGGGATTTTCATCTACCTGGTGTAGACCTGAATGGTTAATATGTTCCGTATTACCTATACCCCCTCCATCTGTAAGACCTTCGGTTAAGCAGGGGAGTTCTCAGAGGATGGACGATGACCTGACCCACAAATTAGCAGATATTGTGAAATTCAATAATATTCTTAAAAAGAACATTGAAAAGTCTCAGAGACAAGAAATTATTGATGATTGGACCAATCAGGTACAATATCATGTTGCTACTTATATTGACAATGAATTACCTGGAGTATATCAGGCAACACATCGTTCTGGGAGACCTATCAAGTCTATTAGACAGAGATTAAAGGGAAAAGAAGGTCGTATAAGAAATAATCTTATGGGGAAACGTGTTGATTTTTCCGCTCGCAGTGTTATTACACCTGATCCGAATATATCTCTGGATGAATTAGGTGTCCCTATAAAAATCGCATTGAATTTAACATATCCAGAAAAGGTTAACTATTTTAATAGAGAAAAATTGATTGAACTTGTTAATAATGGTCCGGATAAGTGGCCGGGCGCTAAATCTATTGTTAAGAAAAATGGTAATAAAATTGCTATCAATAATATTAATAAGGTTGATATTGAATTGGAATTCGGTGATATCATAAATCGTCATTTAAGTGATGGAGATTATGTATTATTTAATCGTCAACCATCCTTACATAAAATGAGTATGATGGGTCACAGAGTTAAAGTTCTAAGAGGGAATACTTTCAGATTAAATGTTAGTGTCACTCCCCCCTATAATGCCGATTTCGATGGAGATGAAATGAATATGCATGTCCCCCAATCAATTCAAGGTATTTCTGAATTGATTAATATTGCCTCTGTAAATAAACAGATTATTTCTCCTAGGGAGAATAAACCAATTATTACAATTGTTCAAGATACATTACTTGGTATTTATAAATTGACACAATCAAATGTTTTAGAATTTCAGAGTGGAACTAAGCAGGTTTATGGTTCCAATGGTTTAATTTATCAGATTGAAGAAGGGGATAAAACTACGAAAGCGGTCAGTTCATGTTTATACACTAAGAAGCAGATGATGAATATAATATGTGATTTATCAACATTTAATGGTGTATTTCCTGAAAGTGATAAATATGTTTTAAAAGATGGTAAACGAATTGAGTTGTGGTCGGGTCATGCTATATTATCATATATTATCCCGGAAAATGTTAATTTAAAAATACCCAATTCTTCATTTGATAATTATAAAGATTCTGATACAAGCAATTCAACGGACCAGATAAAGAATATAGCTAAATATAATAACGAAATAAATATAGTTGAGATTATTTCGGGTTCAATACAGAAGGGTACATTTGATAAAAATCTATTTACGAAAACATCTAAGGGTCTTATTCACACTATCTATAATGATTTAGGGGACATTCGTGCTAATAATTTTATATATGATTTACAGAAAATAGTATCATATATTCTATTAATAGAAGGATTCAGTGTCGGTATTAGCGATATGATAGCAGATCGGACAACCAATGATAAAATTAAAAATATTATTAACAACCGAAAAATAGAAATTGATGAAATTATGCAGGAGGTTCATCTTGATATATTTGAAGGTATCCCGGGTCAGGATAAAAATCAATTCTTCGAATCTAAAGTAAATTCTTTACTAAATAAAACTATTAAAGAAACCGGTCAAGTAGGTCTTGAAAATCTTGATTCAGAAAATAGAGCAACATACATGGTTAATTCGGGATCTAAGGGTAAATTAACTAATATCGCCCAGATGATTTCGTGCTTAGGACAACAGAATGTTGATGGAAAAAGAATTCCACATACAACTAATGATAGAACATTACCTCACTATTATAAATATGATGATTCAGCGGAATCTCGAGGATTCGTAGAAAACTCATTTATATCCGGACAGACACCACAAGAATTCTTCTTTCACGCGATGGGTGGAAGAGAGGGATTAATTGATACCGCTGTTAAGACTTCAACAACTGGATATGTTCAGAGGCAGTTAATTAAATCAATGGAAGATCTTAAAGTTTCATATGATTATTCTGTTAGAACTGCTAATGGATCTATTGTACAATTCATTTATGGAGAAGATGGTATGGATGCCACATTTATAGAATCTCAATCTCTATTCTTAACTAAACTTAGTATGGATGATATAATTGAAAAATTTAAATTTTCGAAAGATACTAAATGGTCTTCTCTTATGAAACCTCATATATATGAGAAACTAGAGAAAACAGAAGGTTATCATGGTAAATTAGAAGAAAATTTCTTAAAAATACTTAATCATAGAGAATATTTAATAAATGTTGTATTTGATGGAAATCCTGAAAATAATATCAATTATCCAGCGAATATCCAGAGAATCGTAGAAAATACTATTAAACCTAAAAAGACTAAATCTAATATATCACCACTTGAAATACTAAAAGGTAATTCAAAATTAGTAAAGAAATGTTATGTAAATAAAACTTTTAAGAATAATACTATCTTAGAAATACTAGTAGATATTCACTTGAATCCAAAGGTTCTATTATCACATAATATTAATAAAGAAGAATATTCAAATATAGTTTCCACCATAGAAGAAAAATATAATTCAGCTAAAATATCACCAGGTGAAATGGTTGGTGCCTTAGCGGCCCAGAGTATCGGTGAACCGGCAACCCAGATGACTCTTAATACATTTCATTTCGCAGGTGTAAGTGCTAAATCAAACGTGACACGTGGTATTCCCCGTCTAAAAGAATTAATCCACGTTAGTAAAAATATGAAATCTCCATCGGCGATAGTACAATTGAGAGATGAATATTCTTACGACAGAAATAAATCAACATATGTTAAAAATAATCTTGAATACACGGTATTAAAAGATATAGTTGATAATTGTAAAATATATTATGAACCGAATAATAAAGATACTAAATCCATTTTACCTGAAGATGACGATATGCTGCAGATTTATAGGGAATTTAATAAGTTCCAAGATATGGATGAAGATATATTACCTTGGGTAATTAGAATTGAATTTAATAAGAGTATCATGATGGATAAGGGGGTTGTTATGGAAGATATTTATTTCGCTATTATGAATTATGATCCTGAAAAAATAAGTTATCAATTTATGGATGATAGTTCTAAGCAATTGGTCGGTAGAATTTCATTAAAAATGAAAAATGAAGGTAAAATAACCAATGGTATCCAAGATCAGAGTGATTGTATTGATATTATGAAAAATATTAATGAAGATATTATGAATAATATTGTTATTAAAGGTATTAAGGATATAAAAGGTATTATCATAAATGAAAAAAAAGAAAATACCAAGATAAATCATGAAAATGTTTTAAAAGATAAATACTTCTTAGAAACAGACGGAACGAATCTAATTGAAATATTAAATAACAAATATATAGATGTCAATAATACATTATCTAACGATATTATAGAAATGATTTCTATATTCGGTATAGAATCAGCAAGAAATAGACTATTTGAAGAAATTAATGAAGTTGCGGAACATGCTGGTGAATATATTAATCCAAGACATATAGAATTACTCTGCGATGTAATGACTTCAACCGGTGAATTATATTCAATCAATCGTCAAGGTATTAAAGATGGAGATATAGGTCCCTTAGCGAAAGCATCATTTGAGAATACAACAGAAGAATTAATTAAGGCGGGTGTCTTTTCGGAGAAAGATAATTTATATGGTGTATCGAGTAATATAATGCTCGGCCAATTAATCAAATCTGGTACAGGATATTGTGATGTATTGCTAGATGAAGAACACCTGATAAGTTCTCTAAAGGATATCGGGGAAAAAGAAGAAGAATACATTGATATTGATGAAAATAATATTGATGTATTATTAGAAAAGGAAGAAGAAGGAGATTGTTCGGGGGATAATTTTAAATTTTCATATGAATAATTATTTAATTTAATCTGTAATTTAATCTACTATAATTTACTCTGTAATTTAATCTACTATAATTTACTCTGGTTTTCTAATAATTGCCTGCATTGCGTTATCACAGAATGCCAATAATAAAGCATCTTTAGAAGTAAATGATCCACCATTTTCTATTAAGCTATTTATCTTTTTATTGGCGTCACTACATTTCTGTTCTCCAACTAATGTTAATTTTTTATCCCCGATTGTACTTTCATTTAATTCTGCTTTAGAGTTTAATATATACATACTTTCTATTTTTCCCGATAATTCCTCATTATTTTTTATCGCCATCTTAAAATTATTATCATTCGATAATTGTTTCAAGAATTCGAAATGTTTATTTTCACCCATTTCCATCTTATCAATGAGATAATTAATTAATTCTTCAATATCTAGTTTCATCTGCGATTCACCGAATGTACTACATGCTGCATATACATATCCAATTATTTCACATACATTTATTAATAAACGTTGATTTCGGTATAAATGTTTTAGATTATCGGGGTTTATCCTGGGTTTAGATAATTCACCACCCTTCTGTTCAATAGAAGTAGAAGAAATACCAGGGATTGGTGGGTTCTCCATGATACTTGTATCCACCTTGCTACTTGAGCCCATAGTGCTAGGTGCCATAGGTTCAGGTGCTATAGGGTTAGATGCCATAGATTCCGGTGCCATAGATTCCGGTGCCATAGATTCAGGTGCCATAGGTGCCGTAGAATCAGGTGCCATAGGGTTAGGTGCCGTAGAATCGGGTGCCATAGGGTTAGGTGCCGTAGAATCGGGTGCCATAGGGTTAGGTGCCGTAGAATCAGGTGCCATAGGGTTAGATGCCATAGATTCAGATGCCATAGGGTTAGATGCCATAGATTCAGGTGCCATAGGGTTAGATGCCACAGATTCAGGTGCCATAGGTTCAGGTGCCATAGAATCAGGTGCCGTAGAATCAGGTGCCATAGGGTTAGATGCCACAGATTCCGGTACCACGGGTTCAGGTGTCACAGATTCCGGTACCACGGGTTCAGGTGCCATAGGTTCAGGTGCTATAGGATCAGGTCCCGAAGATTCAAATTGAGCTAAACCGACGTCTCTCTGAGATATTTCGGAACTCCTGGATAATAATATAGCCATTGTTACCATATATACAACTGGCGTATTACTGGTTCTATTCATTATCCTTGTTGCCAATTGAAAGATGGATTCAATATTAAAATTCCAATATTTATTATCAGCAATGGGTGATACATTAAAGAAAAACAACCCTATAAAATACGGACTAATAAAACCGAATATATCTGGGAAATAAGAGAACATTCTAAAAAATAATTTAAAATCTTCATATAATGATGAGGATTTTTCATATTTATCAGAATACACAAATAACCTTTCATACATTGGAAATAAACAATCAATTGTATTTAAATTTTCAGGACTTAAATTCTTAATATCAACATTTAATTTAAATAAATCATTCTTTATAACCCTTGAAATCTTGAATAAATTTGGATTATCTAATGTTATAAGGGATGAACTTTCACCCGCATCACTACTTAGTATTGTTAATTGTTTGCTCATATTAGATTTATTCGCTTCATTGAGACCAAGGTAAATAAATAAATTTTCTTCTAATTGAGATCGTGCGAATGATCGTTGTAATCTTAAACTCTCTCCCTTAGATACATTAGCAGATAATTCTTTATCTGATTCTTTTTTCTTTTCCAATTCCTCATCTAAATCGTTGGGTAAGTTCCCGATACGATCCTTGGTTGAAGTATCGTCCATCTTGTAATCTGTCTCGGATATTTTTTCGGGTTCCATAGATGGTCTTTCTTCTCCAATAGACGAATCGGTTGGTGTATTTAATCCCAATAATTGATTTGATTCATCTACCCCCGACGAAGATCCTTCTCCCATGGGTTCTCCTGCTTCCATGGGTCCCCCTGTTACCGAGGGTTCTCCTGCTTCTATGGATTTCCCTGTTACCGAGGATTCTCCTGATACGGGTGATTCCTTGGCGCTTTCTTCTGATAACAGAGGGGTCCCCCCCGTATCCATAGGTGCCCCCGTATCCATTGTAGGTACTGAGGGTGCTCCCGGTGATACGTCCATCAGAGATCCTCCGGGATCTAGTGACCTTGAGTCGGGTAATCCTCCAATATCGGGATTATTGGGTACATCCCCCCTAACCTCTCCACCCGATTGATTATTTTCAGAGGGTTTTTTATAAATACTTATATCCGCGAATTTAGATGGAATTGTTGTATTCACTAAATTGCGAGATTTATCCCTTTCATATATTTTATCTAGTAATGATTTAATTTCCGATTTATCCCCAGATGTCTGTCTCAGGGCTTCAAGGATTAATGGTTTTGAAAGAGCACATATTCTAGCCTCGCATAACATCAGAACATATAATTTATGAAGAATAGGGACATTATCATTATCTTTTAAGAAATCATAATAATAATCATAAATATATATAAGACAATCTTCTTCCGGACATACAAGACATTTCTTTGTATTATTCCATTTTATATTGCCGGAAATGAAATCCAAATAACTTCTTGGTTCTCTCGTACACGCCTCCATCTTTTTATTGATTGCTTGAATTAATTTATGATTTGATTTCATTTTCTTTAATATTATTTTTATTTCTTCGGTTATAAAATACGATGATCCCCTTTCGCTTAGTATTCTATCAACTTCTATTTCATATTTATGATCATAATCCAACCCTCCGTCAATTATGATATCAATCCAGTTAACATTTTCTTTCGCTATCTTGTTTTTATCTGATTTAGAACTATTACTATCTTTAATACTAGCAATTGTTAAAAGATAATATCTTAATTCTTTTACCAGACTATCACTGGTTGTAGAAAGTTCGATTGTATCTATCTTTAAACTTGTATCTTCTTTATCGTTTCCCAGTAACATTTCATATTTATCAGATAATTCCCTTAATTCGGTATCCATATTTCTATAAGGTTTAATCAAATCATTTATAGTATCCGATTTTAGATAATCTTGATTTTCAGATACAAGTTCAATAAATTCACTGTCAGTTATGCATTTTAAATATCTTTCAATCATATTTTTATCTTCTACAACAATATAGCGAGGTATATATTCTAAATTAGAATCTTGAGCTATTATATTATCTATCTTACTTCTTTCTTTTAATAATTCAGAATGTTTGTATTTAGCGAAAGCCCCAATTGCCGTAACAGCTAATGTGGATATACCTGCTATTACAGCGATTGCTCCGATACCCCCCCTCTGTTTATTTTTCTTTAATGTTTTATCTTTTTTTCCTTTATTATTTTTTCGTTTTTTCTTTACAGATTTATCATTTACTTTTTTTTTATTTTTCCTTTTTTCTTTATTCTTTCTAATGGTGTTCGCCATAATATATATATATTAGAATTTAATTATTTTCATTATTTTCATTATTTTTATCATTAATATTATCCAAGAATAAAGATATTTCGTTGTTCTCTTCTTCTTCATTATCTTCATTACTTTTATTGTCATTTCCTTTAATTTCAATCTCTGTATTTACATTGATATCTTCTTCAACTTTTATTTCTATCGGATCTTTTTTTAATTCTACTTGAATTTTTTTATTTAAATTTCTTGATTCATCTTCATTTGAATCATATTTATGTTCTATTTCGGTATCTGTCATTTTATCTACCTCTTTAACTTTTTCTTTATTCATATTTTTTTTTATTTCCAGACTTCTTTTTATTAATAGATCCACATCTTCATCCGACAATTCACCCTTATTTATTTCATCTATTTTCACTTGAAAATTTTTACCCGATATTTCATCTTCCATTTCATCTTTTTCTATAATATCCTCTATCCCCTCTGTAAATTCACTTGGATCCATCCTTAAATCTTTATCTATCTTGTAAATATTACACTTATCCAATCCATTACAGATAGAGGGTTTTGAAACTTTATAATTATTGAATTTTTTATTAAATTGATAAATAACACCATCATCTATTAAAGGACCTGCCTCAATTAATCTATCATATTCTGCTCTACACAATTTAAGGAAATCGGTCTGAAGGACTCTACGTCTGGGATCTAATGCCAATTCAATTGATATGTTTCTCTGTAATTTTCCCCAAGATACACCTGCTATCCTGTGGCCTTCCATTAATTCAGCAACTTTCAAGAAATTTTGAAGGGTCGATATAATACCTGCGAAAATATTAACACTTCCAACTATTGCGGAGGCTATACTTTTACTTTCCTGGGGAACGAAAGAATCCATACCAACATTGGCCGCTCCTGTCAGGGTAGATAATATAATTACAGGTATGGAAAAACAATAATACCATTTTTTATAACTCTTTTCACATCTCCCATGTAACCATCTGTAACAAGATGCTTTTTCAGACCATTCGGCTAATAATGTCTCACATTCATCGGTCCATTCATCATCGTCCCTATTATTTTTTCTAACATTTTTCTTTTTATCACTCATTTATAATTATAAAACTATTTTATTTTAATTTTCGCGTTTATTTTGACGTGAAAATAAATTTTTAAAGAAAATTTAAATTATATTAAATTATTTCATAATTCTATTTATTCTATTCATTAACCCCGGATTATGCTTCGCTTTACCTGCTTCTATATCATTAATATCTTTTACGGGAATATTTAATTTCTGAGCAAGATCTTTCTGTGTCATTCCTTTACTCAATCTCTTTTTCTGCAATTCTTTCCCGAAAGAAACATCCATTTTTCTGTGTTTAAGATTTCCATCTTCTATCTGTTTTTCTATTTTATTTTCTTTCGCGAATTTAACAGCATTAACTTCCCTTTCTTTTTCTTTTTTACGTTGTTCTGGAGTTTTATTAATTTCTTTATTAGCTTTCGTATATATAGTGGTCCAATCTTGGTGTTCCATAATTGATATATAATTTATATAATTTATTCTTTAATTTAATTTCAATAACGGTTTTTTTTTTATATATATATAAATATAAATGGGAACTTATAAATCTTCTAAGAAACAAGTTAAAAGATATAAAAGATATAAAAGATCATATCGTAAAAAAATTAAGAAATCAAGGAAGAAATCAAGAAAGAAAACAAGAAAAAGTGTTAAGAGAATTAAAAGATCTTATTTAAGAAATTCGAAAAAAAAGGAAAATAAACAGAAGGGTGGAGGAAGTGCAGAGGCAGAGGAAGCAGAGAAAATGAGGAGGATTAATGAAATATTAGCAACATATTCAAAACAACAGATTGAATCAATTATAAAATTTCTTCCTCAATTATGTATAAATTGTTATAAAGGGCAAAAAGATGAGGGTAGCAATTTCTGCGGTGATAAGTGCAAGGGCGATTACCTTGATGCGAATTTAGAATGTCTAACATGTGATCATAAACCGATGGGTACATTATCGGGTGGAAGATATAAAATAGATAATTTATTTTGCCAACAATGTATATATAAGGGGAAACATATGAGTTGGAAAAATGATGCAGTTCAAAGACTTGGTATGTTTAAGGAAAAATGGCCAATATTTTTTCTGGAAAAAAAAGGATGGACGAGCAATATTACCGAGGAAGTTACAGATGCCAAGAATAGATACTTAACATGGTTCGCGAAATAAAAGTATAGGAGAATTTTGATCTGTAATTAATTTAATTTCAATAATGATTTTATTTTTTTCATATTAAAGAAAAATATGAATCCTAAAATAGTACCTATAAGACCACCAATTATAACTTGCTGAGGTGTATGACAACCGAAATGAATTCTACTTACCATGATCGCTATTGTCAATAATAGGATAACTAAACATTTAACCATTTTCAATTTTTTAGAATATCTTTCATTTATTATCATAAGAATCATAAATGTACAGAATAATGCCGATGTCTGAGAATGCCCAGAAGGCATTCCATATGATGAAGATAATCTATTATCTGGATCTATGAAATCAGAACAATCTCTCGCCCCCTGTGGTCTTGTACCCTTTCCTAAAAGAGGAAATTCTTTATTTTTCATAATTGGTTTAAAAATGAATTCTTTTAATATTTGATTGAATACTGAACTTAATCCCAATAACACCGCGAAAATCAGAAAATCAGTTTTATGTGTCATAAAATATGAAAGAAATAATGAAAATAAAATTATTAATGGATATCCTCTTTCAAATCCCTCAAATGTTGTTTTTATCATTTATAATTAAATAAATATTTTAATCATCGATAAAATCTGGTATCTGAGATTTAATAAAAACAGAATCTTTTATTTCTTCTCCGGAATTGTCTTTAAGGTCCGTGGTTGAAAATATTTTTTTATATTTTTCAACTATATCTTCATCTTCATCACAATTTTCAATCTTATTTATTGTTAAAGAACCTTTATCAATATTACCATCTATTTTACATATTGGAGTTTTAAAATCACCTTTTATTTTATCCTTGTGATCTGTTTTAATATGATAATTAAAATCTAATGTATCGCCATATCTTAATCCATAATAATCAATGAATTTTTTTAATGTATAATTTTTTTCACTATATCTATCAATTAATGTGAATAACCATAATAAGAATGTGAGGACAAAAGATATAATTAATTTAGCAGCATACTTGTTAATTTTCAATGAGTTTAATTTATCTATATCCTTTAAAAATAGACCAATTGTGAATAAAACGAAAAATAAACCTAAGAATGTATTCGGACCCATATAAAATATAAAATATTATTTTTCGTAATTTAAATTATTACATAGATCACCTATTCCATCCGCTTCTACGAATTCTAGTCCATCTTTCGTATATCTCCCACTAATTTCACAATCGGCCGATGCATCATCTGTTCTTATTACGAAATCAAAATCTAAATAATCATTACGTTTTAATCCTAAATCAGAACCAGATCTAGTGTATTTATAAAGTGATCCCTGTTTAAAATCAGAACCAATATTTTTAAAACTAAAAAATAATTTAGATATTAGACTTTTTAAATAATATAAGAATAATAATACAGATAAACCTATAAAAAATATACCTATATAATCTACTAATTTACCTAAACTTAAATTCTTATCCATTGAAGAAAGTTTATTAACTCCTTTTTTAACCTTATCTATTCTTGAACCATTGGTGCCATTAGGTTTGTTTATATTATTCGCCATATTAATATTTAATTATATTAAAATTTGATATAAAGTTATAAATTATATTATAACTATAATAGCAATGGAACCAGATTCTTTTACGAAAACAACTTTCTGTAATGTTCAGATTGATAATATTACAACGAATGAAGCGAAACAATACATTCTAAATCAGATGAGTATCCTCTGTTCTGGAATTAAATTTAATAGTCGTTATGCGAAAGTATATAACGATCAATATTCTAAAAATCTTAAAAATCCTCATATCTTCTGTCTTAAGAGTAGTGGAACACCATATCTACTATTCTTATCTCAAATTAATGATACTAATTATTGCTTCTTAATTGATAAAAAGACTAACGATAAATATCCCTTTCCTAAAATTATGATTACTCCCTATGATTTTGATTCAGAACTTTATAAAGGGACTCTCCTTGAATGCGAACTAATTAGAGATAAAGAAAATAAATGGTCGTTAGGTATTAACGATATTTACTACCATAAGGGCAAGAATATGAATAAAACAATTATCATGGATAGATTGAATATTATTCATTCATTATTTGAAAATGATTTTAAAGAAACAGATTACTCAAAAGTGTGTCCTATCTTTGTAAAGAAGTATTTCGATTATAAAGATGTGAAAGATACACATGAAAATTTTATTCCTAATCTTCCTTACAATACACGAGGTTTATATTTCGTACCCTTGAGGACAGATTATTCTAAAATATTGTATTTATTCTCACGTGATCAATCATTGGTTTCAGATAAGAAGAAAGATTTTAATAAAGGTAAGAAAAATCATAGTAATCATAATAAAAAATATTCTAAGAAAGAAAAAGAAAAGAAAAATATTTTCAGAATAATTAAAACCCTGAAACCAGACGTTTATGAATTATATCTAAAAGAAGGAGATAATCTTGTTAAGCAAGGGAATGCTCTCGTTCAGACAATAGAAACTAGTCATAAAATATTAGAATTCTTTAAAGATAAAGATCCTATGGATGAAATAAAAGTAGAATGTAAGTTAAATCTTGATTTTAATAAATGGGTCCCTATCTGTCAGAGTAAAGATGAAATAACAAGTGTTTATGATTTATAGTATTATGAATTTATAGTATTATGAATTTATAGTATTCTATAAATCACCATTTTTACAATAACTTAGATGTTCATTATATTCAATCTTATTCTTGAAATTCTTCTTACAATAAAAGCAATATTTAGTTGAAAGAATAAGATCTTCTTTATATTTATTTTTCATAGAATTTTCTTTTTTAGATTGTAATGAATTAAATATTAAATTCATAGAAACAACATTCCCCATAATGATTTCTTAATTATTTTTTTTCTAAATAATATTATAATAATGAAAACGATTGGTTCAAGAGCTCAAGTATGGAATGGAACTGCTAAGAAAACTTCAGGTGGTTTAATGAAGAAAGACCTCATTAAAAAGAAAGGTCGTATTAGATCTAAGAGGGCGAGTCGTAGTGCGAAAAGAAATCAGAACTTAAAGAATGCTGGATGGACATTTAAGAAAGGTGAGTTCGGTGCCGTAAGAATTGAAGATAAAAAGAAAGGTTCTAAGAAGAAAGGTTCTAAAAAGAAGGGTTCTAAGAAAATGAAGGGGTAGTAACTATGACATATGTGATAACGAGTGCCGTGGCACGGGCGAGGGCAGGTCCGATGCAATTCACCTAAGTCCGGATTACCAAGATTGTATGAGGGGTTGTTATAAAAAAGATTAAACCATATTTTTACCATACGTTAACCATAGAATAGCACACAGAACACTTAATCCAGCTGCGATATTACCTTTCATTTTGTCATCTAAATTTTTCTTCACTATCAATTTCGAACCGAATGATAATAAATAAGGCGCGACTAAAATTAGGGCAACATAAAATAACTGAATCTGTAAATATTTATTCATTGAGAAATACATTTTATACTATAATATATATTTAATTTTCATCTATCTTTTCCGAAAGAACCATAATTCTTTCTTTATTTTTTAATTCATAGGCATCTGAAATTATTTCTTCTGTTGTTATATCTTTTTCTCTTTTAATGTAACCGACTAAACCTGAAACAGCTTCAAGTGTAGTCTGTTTATCTTTTCTAAATATTATATTCTGATGTATTGGTTCTCCATTATCATCCTTTAATAAATTGCGATAATCTAATCCTTCATATGCCCCGAACTCGTGTACGAAAATTATAGGTAATATGAAATAATGATAAATACCTAATATACCTAGTATATTTAATCCTAATTTATAGTTTTTATTTATCTTGTAATTCGTTAGTTTGATAAATATAGAACCAATAATACCAATTATAAAAGCAATTTGAATTCCGGGTTGTAAAACATAATCAATGATCATTATAATTACTTATAATTTTTTTTTTCTATTCTATCAATGTGATCATGAGTTTTACTATTAGTTGATTCGGGTATAATTTTAGGATGTTTACCATGTTTTTTCGCTTCTTCCCACCTTAAAGCGCATAAACACCATCTATGACCGGGTTTTAATCCAGGGAAACTCCATGTAGGCGTTGATAAATCATTCCCTTTACCTTTAGTAAATTCTAAAAATTCTTCTGTCATTTCTGCGCACACAGTATGTGTACCTGTATCTTCTTTACCTGTTATACAATAACCATCTCTATAATATCCGGTTAGTGGTTCCGTGGAACATTGTTGTAATTCTGTTCCTAAAATATTCTTATTTGATGAAGATACAGGACATTCATCTAAATTTTCATATGTTTCTAATATAACGCTATCCGTTCTCCAGAAAAGTGTTTTTAATTGTCTACTCATAGTAAATCTATATCTATACTTTTTAATATCATGTGAAGATAACACTTCGACAATTACAGAATATTCTTCATCGCCTTTTTTCCTTATTGTTCTGGGAATAAATCTCCATGATTTACAATTTAATAAGTGTTTGTAATTTTTATTCTTGACCATTCTTTTAAATTTAGAATAAGGTCCTGTTGATCGTTTATTTTCAGATGAAGCATATCTGAAAGCAAGTCTTATACCACTTTCATTCTTATTATTCTGTAAAGCATTCATCTGTAAACGAATTATATCTCTCGCATTCATTTGTGGTTTATTTTTAATACATATCTTTCTACCTTTAATGGTCTTACAGAATTTTTTGGATTTCCTTGTCATTAGTATAAAACCTAATAATAAGAGTGATAAAAAAAGTATATTCATTATATTCATTATATAATTATATTATAGTTTGAAATTATATTATTTTTTATGAGTTTTCTTTTTTTTCATTGACTTGCATTCAGAGCATAATTTTTTTAACTCACTACATCTTATATATTCACAATTTTTCTTATCCATCTGCTTTAAAAGTTTATCTGCTTGAGAACTTAATGTAGAACATTTAGAACTTAATTCGGTCATTATAGAACTACTTAATGATTCATGTTCGCAACAACATATACAGATATAATTACAGAGAGATTCTAAAACCATCAATGATTGTAAATAATCTCCTAATGGTTTACAATCCTTTTTATCACAATCGCACATCTTTTCTATTATTCTATTTTTAGTATTATGACAACAATCTCCTAATTTTTTACATAAATTCTTACAGTCGTAAATGTGTTTCATTATATTTATTCCTTAGATTTTTTTTATCAAGTTTAATTTTTCCACAAGGACCACAATGATCATAATTAGCTAAATAAATTTTTCTCTCTAATTCATTACTACATTTCGTATAATTCCATCTTCCTAATATTAGTTTATCTTGAACCTTGAAAATATTTCTGAATAAATTCAACATAATTGTATTGTTTACTATTAATATTTATCTAATTTTATCAAATTTTAAATTTAAATTTTTGTCTTTCTTTATCCCCTTTAATTTTCGTTCTTTTTTTCAGAAACTCATAATATTTTTTAGATAATTTATATTGTTTCGGTTTTTTCGTTTTAAGGACCTCTAAACGCACCTTCATTATCATCGCCACCTGCCATATTCTTTTATGAGGATATTTATTGTTTTTATATAATTTTTCAAGTTTTTTAATAGTGTTTTTTACGTCTTCTAATGTTGTGTATTTTATTGGTATTGTATCCTTAGGATTTTTATCAATGTATACATCGAATGATTTTTTAGGATCATCAGGATTATACAAGAATTCTTTTTTACCTCCCCCTTGATTTTCGGAGAAATATAAACATACAGAATTTAAACAATCATGAATACCTGTTTCTGTATCTTTTCTTTTAAATCTATGTCCTAAATGTATACCACATTTCATACATTTTAATTCTCTGGTTAATTTATCGTGGAATACAACTTCAGATGTTTCATAACCATCTATCGTATCAAAAAAAGCAGGCCATCCTCTCTCTGAAGTAAATATATGATCACTACTATATAAATTATTTTTACAGAGAGCACATTTATAAATACCCTTTTTCTTTTTCGTTCTATATTCTACTGCATGATACTTTCCAGAACCTTCTTTTTCAGCTTTATCTTTATTATTCAAACATATTCTTTTAAATTCATCAAGATTTTCTGTCTGTATTTTTCTTCTTTTTTCGCTGTATCTCTGATGATATGTTTCAGCTGGGAAAAATCTAGAATCCATTTTTATCTCTACACCTTTAATATTTTCATCTGTTATTGTGCGAGAATCTACCATTTTTTCATAAAAAATAGCTGGACGATATTGATCCTTGGTATGTTTATTTTTCTTCTTAAGGATTTTATTAAATTCTCTTAATAGATCTTTTAATCTAACAATATCCGGATCATAAACTATTTTTACTGTTTCCGCATGACCAGTATCTCCTTTTAATACTTTTTCATAAGTTGGATTAGATGTATGTCCACCCATATATCCTACTCTTGTTGTAATAACACCTTCCATTTTACTAAATTTCTCTTCTATTCCCCAGAAACATCCTAAAGCGAAATAAATAACTTTATTTCTTTTACCTCCCTTCATTCTTTTTTTAGTTTTCAAGCAATCTTTATATGGAGCACAACTACTTCTCATAGTGAATCCCTTCGGTTTTTTACACTTCTTTTTAGAAAATTTCCTTGGCAATTTAAAAGTTTTTTTATCACTTTTTCTTCTACATTTTTTATCTTTTTTCGTATGTTTACAACAATCTTTCATAATATTTAAAATATTTAAAATCTATTTTATAAAAGAATATAATGTTTTATACTATCGGTAATATGATAAATAATATGATAGATAAGAATAATTGTTATAGTCTTGCATTAGGTTTTATCTTAGGATATTCAGTAAACTATTACAATAAAATATATTTACAGAATATATTTGATAGATTAGAATTAGTTGAAACACGGAAATTATTTTTAGAAGGGGATATACAGAATTTAAAATTAAAAATATTCGCGAATGAAGGTTTAATAAAAGAATTAACCGAAAAACAAGAATCAATGATGCTAATGAAAAAGAAAAAACGTAATAGAATCGAGGTTCAGTATGATGACGTTGATTTCGGAATTCACACTCCTCGATAAATATTTTAAATGAGATCTTTCTTGGTAATTAATTTAATATAAATTATATAATGGATTTAATAGAAGATATTAAAAACTCTCTTTATTTATTATTTTCTCAATTTAAAGAATATGAAAGAAAATATAAAAATGATTTTAATACCAAGACAGATAAAGCGAAAAAAAATATTAAAAATACATTTAATAAATATACATCATTAATTATTGTTTTAATTTTATTGTATTTTTTAAAAGACTTTCTTATGTGGTTATTGGGTAAATTTGATAAATTATTAAAAGGATAAATAATATTAACAGTTATGGATCCAGTGATAGCATATCTCCTTATAAGGAATATAGAAAAAGAAAGAGAAATTAAAAATAAACAAAATAACATCCACCTTGTTCATAGGGAGAAGATTGGAAATATTGTTAAAATATCTTGTCACCAGTGTGGTCAGAATACTTATTGGTGTCATTGTTCAGAAAAGAAAAAATAAAATATTAAATAGAAAAATGATAATTCTAAATTATTGTTTACCGCCTTATAGTTTAAGAGAATGGGATTATCTTTTAAAAAATAACAATGTTTCAATGGAATACCCACCCCCCAATCTTCATTTAATAATTGATGTTGCGAAATTAACACAAGATGATATTGATTGGATGGAAATTCATTGCAGAACACAATTAAAAGAAATAATCCCCGAAATTAAAAAACACAATTATAAAATTAAGAAATTATAAAAATTAAATTAAATATTCTTAAATTTTTTTATGATAATTATAAATGATAAATGATGGAGATTTAAATTTAGAACCAGGCCCCGAACCAGAACCAGAACCGGAACCAGGGATAGAATCTAAGACCAATACTCAAGAGAAATCTATAAGAGAAGTCCAACCTAATATGAAAGATTTACATATACAGATAAAAAGATTGGAATTGGAACTTAAAGAAGATGAAAGAGAAAAAGGGAAAGAAAGGGAACATAAGGGTCTATTCGGTTTTTTTAAAAGTCCCGGATCCACAAGATCTCATAAATCGTATGAGCACGATTTCGATGATATTGTCTATAATGATGATAGTGCCAGTGAGGAAGAATTAGAGGAAGAAGATGAAGAGGGCAATATTATTCATAAATGGTCTCGTTCAAAGAAACACAGATTTCAGAAATGTTTATGGAAGTTAAAATATAATAGAATCGTTGGTCAGTTTTATTTAGATAATTTAAGAAAAAAAGAAGATAAATTATCTTGGTGGATAATGATTATTTCAACCATAACATCTGGATTAACTATTGCTAATAATGTTGAAGAAGAACCATTCAATTATTTTGATATATTAGTTAATTCATCTTTAACTGTTTCATCTATGATTACATCATTAATCGCTGCCTGGATAAAAAAGCAGAAATTCGTAGAAAAAATAAATGAAATAGATAAATATTTAATTAATATTAATACTCTATGTGAAGAAATTGAAGTACAATTTTTACTTCTTGAAAGGGATAGAATCCCTTATGATAAATTTAAAGAACAATATATACCACGAATAACGCAATATGTTTCTTCTAATCCAATGATCCCTCCCGATCAATGGAAAAGATGTGTTAAAGAAATTACTTATAAATATCCACAACTTATTGAACCCGATAATAATGAAGAAAATAAATTGTGGCCATGGTTCGGGGATCTCATTGAAATTAAAGATGATGATGGGAATGAAAGATATGTTCGAAAACCAACTAAATTTATGAAATATATCCTTAAGAAAGATAATAAATGGAAACATAGATGTAAATCTAATTGCTGTTGTTATTTTTCTTCATGCTGCAAGGAAGATAACATGAACAGTGTTTACAAATAAACTTAAAATAATATTCTTATATTTATAAAAATGAAATCTTTTTACATTGAAAACAATATAGAACTTGGTATAGACGAAGCAGGCAGAGGATGTCTCTTGGGTCCTGTCTGTATTGGTTCTGTTATCATGGGTGACATAAAAGATAATCCACCTCCTTATGAAATAAAAGATTCTAAAAAATGTTCTCCTAAAATTAGAAAGATTTTAAGAGAATACATACAAGATAATGCTATCGCGTTTAACGTTCAATTTATTCATGAAAAAGAAATAGATGAATTAAATATTCTTCAAGCAACTATGAAAGGTATGCACAACTGTATTGACGAAATAACTAAACATATTTCAATTGATCGCATTCTCGTTGATGGAACGTATTTTAATACTTATTTAGATTCTGAAATGGAACCTATAGAACACGTATGTGTTCCGCAAGGTGATAATCATTATTTAAATATTGCGGCAGCATCAATTCTAGCGAAAGAATATCATGATGAATATATTTTACAATTAGTAGAAGAAAATCCTATCCTCGAATCCTATGATATTCAAAATAATAAAGGATATGGCACGAAAAAACATTTAGATTTCATCAAAAGTAATGGTCCAACACAATTTCATAGAAAATCTTTTCTAAAGAAATATATTATATAGTATATGGTTGAAACAACCACCAAAATAAAATTTTCCCAGAATGAAGAAATTTTTTACCCAGAACAGAATATTAAAAGATCTTTTAAAACTGAAGTCGTTAATATAAATAAAGAAAATTATTTAGTATTTCAAATTATTCACTCATTTTTATTTTATTCTTTCACAAGTGAAGAATTTATAAAATTATACAATAAAGATCTCATTTATAATAATTCATCGGAATTAATCAAAAAAATAAATGAAATCGTTAAGAAAATTAAAAAAAATATTATTATTCAATGCGATCCACTTTTTAAGTTGAATTCAGATAAATCTGAATCATTAGAAAGACTTTCTAAAGTTATACAATTGTCTCATCTAAAAATACAAAGAGACAACATACAGAGGGATGAAAGATTATAATCTATTCTCCTCGGCAATCCTGAAACTCGTCTTCTTCATTCATGTCCCCAATAATTTTTAAAAGATTTTTATTCTGTTTCTGTAATTTATCTATCTTAGTTAGAAGATCTTCTATTTTATCACTCTGTAAATTATTTTTTCTTTCTAAAAGTTGATTGTCTGATAATAATTTTTTATTCTTTTCTTTTAATTCATCTATTTCTTTAAAATATTTCTTGTAATTTACTATGAAATCTTTATGCGTTTTAGATTTAATATGTTGCTTGAATTGACTATTTCCTATAAAATAAGCCCCCGCTTTACAACGACACTCAAATCTAATACAATTCCTTTCATAAGGCTTGTATGGCGATTTATCTATATATTCGTCTTTATTTTCGTCGAATGCTGGTTTATAAATATCGGTGTAAACTTGAACGAGTTGAGCCATAGTTAGTTATTTTATATTAAATGGTTGGATTTATCAAATTTAAAATATATATATATATATAAATGGGTAAAACTAAGGGAAGGTCTTTAAGGTTAAGAAGTTCTAAAAAGCGTTCTAAAAAGAATTATAAGAAGAATTATAGGAAGAATTATAAAAAGCACTCTATGAAGAAATCTAAGAAGAACTCTAAGAAGTATAGGAAGCGTTCAAGAAAAACAAAAAGGTCGTTGAGGGGAGTGAAAAGATCTATGAGAATGAAGGGGGGGGCGCGTAGGTTAGAAGAACAAGGTATTTTCCCAAAGGATACATCTATGGCGGGAAATTTAGCGGAATTGCGTAAAAAATGGATAAAGGAAGGTCTTACTCCGAAAATTCCTCCTCCAGATTCTTACATCTTTTTAAAACAAAAATACGACAAACAGATGGAGGAAAAGCATGAAAAGATGGAGGCAGCTGAGGATAAGGAAGAGCAGAAAATTGTTGATCATGATAAAAATTTAGAAGATGTGCTTAGAGAATGCAATATTCCTGAGATATACTGGGCGAAGATTAAGGGTGTCTTCAAGAGGATTGGAGGAGACCGTTCGGCTTGGCCGATCGTACTGAAAAAAATGGATGGCGAGAATGGCGGTGAGATTTGGAAGTCTGTGGAGCTGCTGGTGGACCAAGAGGTGAAGGTGTGGTCTGAAACGGCAGGAGGGTGGGGCCAAGGCCGTGTCAAAGAGGTCCTTGATGATGGGACCAAAGTCAAAGTGAAATATGAGATCACGATCATGGGCGACGATAACAAGCAGGAGAATAAGCAGCGTATAACGACGAAATCCATTGACGACCCAAAATTGGACTGGAAATTCCGTGGGGAGCTCGCCACCTTGCAATAAAAATAATCATTAGATCTTGAGGACTACACCTTATCTCCTTTTAGTGAGATCTAAATTATTCAAAATATCTTAAGTTTCAAATTTATAATTTATAATTATTGACTATGAAATCATGAACTGCGGGATTACTAATATTATCATTTATTATCATCCTTGGAACTATATTCATTGCCTGTAATTCTTGAGTTAATAATTTCATTGAATACGGCATCTGAACATCATGAATATTTTCCATATTTTCTTCATTATAATCAATTAAACCATTATTTTCATTGATTTTAACTGAATATTTATCAGATCTAACCGTTAGACTATCATTTAAAAATGATGCTATACCATGAGATATAATACCATCTCTTTCCATCTCACCAATACGACCTCCTCCATTATTAGATCTTCCACCTACTGGTTGTCTTGTTAAACTCTGTTTCGGACCCGTTGAACGACTATGCATTTTATCCGCAACCATTATTTTTATTCTCTGATAATATGTTGGCCCTATAAAGATCTCTGTTTTTAATTGTTCTCCCGTTATACCACTATACATTATTTCGTTACCCCATTCTTCGTATCCATACTTCTGTAAAAGTACAGCATAATCTCTGACCTCTGTATTCTGAAAGGCGGTCGCATCTCCCAAAAATCCACCCAAACAAGCACTTTTTCCTAATATGACCTCCAAAAATTGATTAATAGTCATACGACTCGGAATAGCATGAGGATTCACAATAACATCGGGGACGATTCCCTCTCTAGTAAATGGCATCTCACTCTGATCTAATACCATACCGCATACACCTTTCTGTCCTAATCTCGATGCGAATTTATCGCCCATTTCGGGGATCTTATTTTTTCTTATTCTAACATGACAAGTTCTAAGATTATCCTTATTTTTAACAACAACAACCTTATCAACATATCCAGATGTTCCGAATTTAACTGTTTTCGTTATAATTCTTGTTACAGAATCATTGGAAGAGTTCTTTTCAACTAAATATTTGGTCATTAAAGCATCCGTTTCATCTACATAAACTCCCTCTCTAATGAATCCATTTTCATCTAATTTATCATAATTAATTGTATTATCCTTTTTAATATTCTTAAGATATGAAGGATTACCGAATAATATCTGATTCCCCTGAGAATCTATTTCTTCTTCATCTTCATAACTTCTATAATATAAAGTATTAAATAAACCTCTTTCAACTGAACTTTTATTTAATATTACAGCGTCTTCTTGATTATATCCAGAATAACAAGCAATTGCTACAATACAATTATCTCCGTAAGGTAATTTATCTACATCAGTATATTTCTTGTATCTTGTTGTAACTATTGGTTTCTGAGGGTAATTTAATATATGACCGAATGTGTCAAATCTTGTATTGTAAGCACTCGAATAAACTCCAACTGCTTGCTTGGTCTGTTGACATGAAAAAACATTTCTGGGATATTGACTATGTTCGGGGAAAGGAATATTTAAAGCGACAGCACTTAACATTAAAGTTGGATGAATTTCGGAATGTGTATAATCTTTATCGATAGAATAAATACTCCTTGCTATCAATAAATTATTAGTTTCCATAGAATCAATATATTCTATCTGAGATATATGATCTTCTAAAAATGAAATAAAATCCGGATTTTTAGCTTTAATCTCTAAAAGATCTTCTCTGAAATATCTTTCATCATAAATAGATTGTTGGGGGTATTTTTTAAACATATAAGATCCTCTAATTAATCTTGACCAATTAGAAGCATATGAATAATCACCTTCTATTAATTCATTACTCACTTTATTTCCTCTCTTCTTAAGGACAAAAAGAGGTCTTATTAATCTCCCAGAATCAGAAAATATATGAATTTCTCGAGCATTTATATCCCATGAAATAGAGGTATAAATATGAATAAATCCATTTAATTTTAATAATCTCATTACTTTAAAAAGATAATCTGGAATACGATGAATTCCTATCCATTTTCCATTAATAAATATTTTAGTTGATTCAATGAGATCTTCTGATATTATATCATCTAAGGAAATTAATCCATGATCTAATAGTGCCCCATAAATACCATTTTCGGAAACATTAAATGATACTAATGCCATTATAGATAAATGATTAATTATTCCAACATTTCCACCATCAGGTGATTCAGTTGGACATACGAATCCCCATTGAGAATTATGTAATTTACGAGGTCCTAGACTTTTAGAACCCGATGGTAAAGGATAAGATAATCTTCTTAAATGAGATAATGTCCCCAACATAGTATTCCGGTTTAAATCTTGAACTATACCCTGTCTCGCCGAAAGATTCGTACCGAATATTGCTCCGAAAGATTTCACTATCGCGTCCATTGTTGAAGGATTAAAGATCTTTTTAATATTACTTTCGTTTATAATGTTCGTTATGTCTTCGTCATATTCTTTAAAATGAAACTTATGTTCTTTATCTATACTTAAAGATGTAAATCTTTGAAATTTACCCCATAACTCACGATATAATTCTAATAAAAGAGACCCTGCTAAATCTATTCTCTTTAAAGCATAAGAATCTCTTTCAGTTTCCGGTAAAATTTTTAATTGAGTCATAAATAATTTACGAGCAGAAAATCCTAAAAAGAAACATTTTTCTCTATCAGTTTTATATTTAGGTAAAAGATTATTTTTTAAGATATCTATAACATTAATTACTTCTTTTCCCTTAGTATACATAGACAATAATTTATACGCTGTCTTCTGATCAAATACAGGTTGAGAATCTTTTACAGAAGGCATTATCATATCCATAAGACTTCTTTTTAATACATCTGTATCTGTTTCATAAATAATTGTATCAATTATTTCTTTATCTGTTGTAAATCCTAATGCTCTAAATAATACGAATATAGGTATATTAAAATCAGTAATTCCTAAGATTCTAACTGTCACTCTGTAACAATATCTTTTATCATTATTAGCTAATAATTTATTCCCAGGTTCATATTCTAAAGTCACCCTATTCATCATAATAGTATTCGTCCTCGAAGATTGAAACCCCTCGGTTGAAACGGTCTTTAAAACACATTGAATTGGTAAAGTTTCATCATTAATTGAATTAATATATAATATATCATTAATCTTTTTCTCTTGAGACAGAAAGACCTTCTCTTTTCCCTTAATAATAAAATATCCACCTTGATCATATGGACATTCTCCTAATTCCTTTAATTGAGTATCATCTAAACCATTTAAAATACAATTTTTAGATTTAATCATTATAGGTAAAAGACCAATATTTACTCTCTGAAAGTTTTTTACAGTTCTTGTCCCTTTAGAATTATCTATAAATTCAACACCAATATTACAGAATATACAAGAAGCATAAGTATAACCCTTTAGCCTCGCAATATTCGGGTACATATATGTCTGTTCCCCATTAATATATTCAATTGGAGATGAAAAATAAATATTTTCTTTAATACTTTTATCTTTCCCCCCGTCTTCTTTTAAAGTTTCGCCATAATAAATATTAATCTGATATTTATAATCATTTTTGGCTGGATCTAAAATATCTTTATAAATAATTAAAGGATTTTCACGTTTAATTATAAATTTAATACCATTCGTTTCAGAAGTTAAAAATTCATTAAATGAATCAATCTGATGCTGCGATTTGTAATTAGGATTATCTCTAAAATAAGTTTCAATTATAGTCCATACATCCAACGGTTTTATCTCTGAAAGATCTATATTTTCCCCTATTTTCGGTTCTGTTTCCGCCATATATTAGTATTATATATAATCTTTTATTTTTTAACTTGTTTATTATATAATATGAATGATGAAGATAATTTTTTGGAATTATATTCTAAAATTGAAGAAACCGCATCAATCATAGAATCAAGACCGGAACTTAAAAAACAATTCGAAAAAGATATAGAAGAATATAAGAAATTATTAAAAAAAAAATACGAAGCATCAATTGTCGATGAAGCGGACGATGGTTCTTTTTTTTATTATAATGGTTGTCATGGAGATTTAAGGGTTGATTGTTATCCATACGAAGATATACCAGGATCTGTAAAAGATTTCGTTTTAGATAAAAATAAAAGTGTATCATTCATTATTCATAAAAAAACACCAGTTTTCACTACGGTCGATACTGGAATTTTCACCGGGACTGCATCACTGGCATTCAGAGTAAATCAAGATGAATTTCGCGAATATCTTAAGGTAGAATATTTACCCAATGAGGATGGGAATGACATTAAAGTAAATATTTATGTTTATAATAGTTCAGGTAAAGAGATACTAATTACCGACGATGAAGGGGTCCCTAATATAGGATTAAAATACAATTCGAAAGATTTTAATATGGGTTATTTTCCATTATTACAAGGTTCGTCTGATTTTTATTATGTTCCGAAAACCAGATTTACAGAGGGTGGATTTTTTCAAGGATCATATATTTTACCCAAATTGATAGCAGATTTCAATTATTCAATTAAAGATAAAAATGACAATGTCTTTTTAAGTTCTCTATTTTCAATGGAGGAATCTCTGTTAGAAAGATGTTTTACAGATTTACATCAACATTATGGAGAAGAAGAATTTAATGAAAGGGATATTACAATAACTATTTTTAATTCTACTTGTTTATTCTGTTCAAGAGAAGTATCAAAGGGAATAATTCAACGATATCCACAATGGGCGAAGATTATGTCGGAAGAGATTGATATGTATAATGAGAGGAATCCTCTCCGTATGCAGAAAGCAAAGAGATTATTAAGTCCCCGAAAAACAATTAAAAAAGCAGGTTCTAAAAAGAAAAAAAGAAAGAAAAAAAGAAAGATTAAAAGAACTAAAAGAACTAAAAGAACTAAAAGATCTTCTAAAAAAAAAAAGATCTTCTAAAAAGAAATAGACTCATTGATATTTCAAATATGTTTCGTATTTAAAATCATTTTATTTACTATATTTAATAGAATGTCAATGAAAAATCAGAATTTTAATAAAAATCCAGATATGCAAGTCATCCAATCTATCTTAGAAACATTCGGCTTAGATAATTTAGAAGATGATCGTTGTTTTACGAAAGAACATATGAAAGAAATTAAAACTGTAGAAAATCTTAATCTTCTTAAAAAAAAATTAGAAGAATACTATTTACCTTGTAAATCTAAGATTTATTTAAAAGATCTTACAGAAAAAAAATGTATAACTGTTTTAAGACAATTCGTGAAAAATTATAATTATAAAGTTATCGGCATTGAAAAAAGTGTAAAAGGTCAGAAAACTACAACCTACAGATTAATCTATGTGAATCAAGAATTTTTATCTCCCAAGAAAGAACCCGAGAAACAACGGAAATATATCGTATCATTCGATACGTAATTAATTTATTCTCTCTTGACTCTTTCTAATCTATATGTTATATCAATATCATTTTCTCTAATTATATCATACCACTTATCATGGGCATTTTTATACTGTGTAAACATAGTATAAAGATACAACCAACACATCATTATCATATTAATGAAATAAATTACGAAGAGAAATTTAATGACATCTATTTCATCTATTTCAGTCATATCAAGTAAATTTGATATTGATTAAATTTATAATATCAAATTTATTCAATAATGATGGAGAAAATGGCACGAGTAAACCCAACATTGGAACCCTTGCCAATTCATACATCTTGTAATTTCAAGGTAGATAAACTCTTCTGTTATGATACAATAGCTGTCGCGGTTAATTATTATGTTTTACGACCCCAAAAGGAAAACAATAGTTGATTATGGTTCATCCAGACCTTGCGGCAAGAATCACAATAGATTTTCAATTCACGCTGAACAGATAGCAATTAATTATTGTATGAAAAATGATAAACATAATCGGTATAAAATATTTATTTCACGTTTCAACAAACAAGGATATCACAAAGCCGCGCATTGTTGTCCGGCATGTACGAAATTAGCTAAAAAATACAAGTTCGAAAATAGAATCTTTACATTTGACGATGATAGAAATTGGATCCCAGCTGTAATTGATAATCCTGTAATTAGTTTAGCATATCAGATTAAATATGATCTATAAACCATTTTATAAAATAAGCATACACGATTCCAATTAATCCTCCAACTGCTATCTGTATGTAAGAATGTTCTTTATATAATATCTGAAACTCAGAATAAAATTAATAGAAGGTTTTTTATATAAGTATAACTATAAAATGCGTTCAATGAAAAAATCCAGAATAAAAAGGGATAAGGTTTCTAGGAAAAGAACTTATAGAAAATCTAAGAAAAGTAGAAAAAAATTTTATCATAAATTAAGAGTCAATAAAAAGACTAAAAAGACTAAAAGGACTAAAAGGACTAAAAGGAATAAAAAAAATAAAAAGATGAATATAATCAAGGGGGGTGCGGACAAACATTCGAAAGTTACTCGCGGGATTAATACATTATTGATGTGGTCTCCGTTCGGTGCTGATTATACCACTGTTGGGGGTACATTTCCTGCAACACATTGGGAAAAACTATCCGCATTAGTATCTGAATTTCCCAATGGATGCTTTTTGAGAGACTTTAATATGGGATACACTAATGATTCAGAAAAGGCGGTTATACTGATCAATGCACAGGGTAGCACCGTTGAAAATGGATTATATTGGACTGAAATACCTGGTACGACCCAAGTAAAATTTATACCTGCTGGAAGTATGCAAAAAGCAATGAAATATGAATCCGGTAGTACTTTTTCAAGTCTACATAGAATTGTATTGGAAACAAATTACGGGAAATTTACTTTTCAAGGAAAAAATAAAGATATATCAGAATTTGATGAAAAACTAAAAAAAATACTACCGGAAACAGAAGCAGTGACTGGTGGCCTGTCCGGCAGCGCAGATCCTGCCGATTCACCCTAATACAAGATAATTAATTTTTTTATAAAATAAGCATACACGATTCCAATTAATCCTCCAACTGCTATCTGTTCGTAAGAATGTTCTTTATACAATAATTTATATAAGATTCCAATTATAGAGAGAATAATCAATATTATTTTAGTTTTTTTCTGTAAATTATTCGTTATTATTAAATATGTCATTATGTAAAATAATGTCGCCGATTTAGTTGAAGGCATTCCATAAGTATTTCTTTTTATTGGTCTCTCTTGTTTAATCGTTTTTTTTAAGAATTTAACAATATATTGTAATAAAATTAATCCTCCGTAAAATATTATTATATTTTTATCTTTCATTATATTATATTAAATAATAAAATGTATCTTGTTTATCTTCTAAAATGTGATAATTTAACCTACATTGGAATGACCAATAATTTTTTACGTAGATGGAGACAGCATATAGGTGATTTAAAGGGTGGCGCACGTTACACGAAAAAGAAAAAAGACTGGTATCCCATTCTCATTATTGATGGATTTGAAACTATGAAAGAAGCAATGCAATGCGAATGGAAATTAAAAAGAAATAAAAAATTTAGAGGACCTCATAAAAGAGTTGAATACGCTCATTTAATGATCCAAGAAGAATTATGGACTTCAAAAAGTCCTAAAATAAAAGATCAGAATTTACAAGTTTACATAGACAATGATTATAAAACTATTTTTAAAGATTATCCAACACAGGAACTTTATTGGAAATAATATATATATATATATATATATGAATACAAATATGAATACAAATACGAATACAAATACGTTGATTCAACACCTGGGGTTGACTGAGGAAAATCGTGAATTAGTAGCACACACACTTGCACTAATAGAAAAAGCGAAACAAGAGGCTAAAAAAATACATGGAATCAAGATTAACGGAACGTCGTTTATTGATAGAATTAAAACGCTAGAGCCTATTTTATCTTCGTGTAACGAAGCGATTTTTAAAGCGGCGGACATTATTACGATAAATGAATCATTAGATGAAAATAATCCGGGTGTAAAATTTATAACGGGAGAAATGAAAATATTACAACAGGCGATAAATGATATCAACCAAATTAAAAAAGTAAGAAGCCAAGTAAATTCAATGAATGCGTCGGTCTCAGGTCAGTCTTCGGGGCCCCCCAGTAATAGGGATGAATTGAAGAAAAGGCGGGCACGTAAACGAGATAAAGATTTCTTAAATTGGAAAACGATGATAAATTCTAGGATGGAAGAAGAAAACCTTCATACTCGCTTTAAATTTTTTGAGGGCATTAACCGAGATCTCGTCGACAGGGCAGCTAAAGAGAGACCTGACCTCACTCGTGAATTGTGGGAGAGATGGCCTCTATGGAATGGGGGAGGAAAACAGGGGGGGGGATATAAAAAGAGAAAAACTAAAAGAACTAAAAGAACTAAAAGAACTAAAAGAACTAAAAGAACTAAAAGAACTAAAAGAACTAAAAGAACTAAAAGAACTAAAAGAAATAAGAGAACTAAAAGGACATAGAATATCAGAAAATGATTAACAACATTAAGGACCTTAATTAAAAGATTTATTCTTATCTTTCATCAGTTCTAATATAGTCCCAGTTTCAGAATAATTTATTTTTTCTTCCTTTAATATTGATTTACCTATAATGACATCCCAATCATTGTATTTTTTCTGTTGGGATAAAATCCTCACTATAGGGATAGGTTCAAATTTTTTATCTGTTCCGTAATCTATATTATGAAACATATCTAAATTAATAATATTAATAAATATTTATATCAAATTTATATTATAACTTTAATACTGATAATTAGAAATTTCTTCGGTCGTAATACGATGCCTAGGATAAACTACCCTCCTATTCATTCTTTCATACCTCTTCATAGCCTTCTCACCCTCTTGCTTCCTTAAACGATCTTCTTTATTTTCTTCTGCAAAGTTTTTTAAAAGATTTTCTTTTTCTAATGAATTCTGCTTTTCTTGTAAATGCTTCTGTAGAACAACCATCCTCTTGCGCTTTTCTCCATTACTCTTTCCATTGTCACAACCGAACTTTAAAATTGATTCCTTCGTTTTAAAATCATCGAGATTTAGATTCGAAACCTCTGTCTCAATAGAGTTTAGAAGATCTTCTTTTTCCAAACGCATTAATTCGGATTCTTCTAGTGGAACCTTATACTTTTCTCTTGTTGTAACAGAATGACTATATTCCTTGATAGTCATCTTTCCCTCACTCTTATCCTTATATACATGCTTAACATTCTTTATAATCATAGTCTTTTTCATATTTTCTCTGTCATATTCAACACTTTCTACGGAAGGTGCCATATACACAGGCTTATCATATGTAGTTTCTTGTCTATCAAGAACAACACAATTCTTAAGATGCTCCATTATACAGATAAATATATATAGCAATTAGTTTTTAAATAAAATTCCGTCAAATAACATAAAAAATTTATAAAATTTTTATGAATCTTAATCTATCTTCTCTGATTACAAGATGATCCCCCAGGTTGTTTTAGTTTATGATTCCTCCTAAAATGTTTCATATTCAATGTCTTATTCTTGTTCTTTCTATAAAATTTATTGTGTCTTTTCCTAATGTCCTCCTCCAGATTATACAATTCATGGGTGTATACCCAGTGCAGACCATATTCATATACAGGTTCGTGAAATATAGCCATGGGTCTTATTTCTTGGACGCCCTCGGGTCGTGGACTACACGGGGGAGAAATAGGATCTTCATCCGTGAAATGGAGTTCGGGAGTTGTTATCCCGTAAGGGAGGAAAGTCCCGTTGTAAGTGATAGAAGAGTTCCCGTAAACATTTAAGAAACGATTTACGGTCGCCATGGTATTTATTTGTTCGTTTAATAATCAAACAAATAAACTATCAAATTTTTAAAAAAAAGAGAAGTTTCGCCGGGACTTGAACCCGGATCATTGGATTCAAAGTCCAAAGTGCTAACCTATTACACCACGAAACCGGAACATTCACCCTCAGTACCGAAAAGAGGAACTATCCCATTTAAAAGAGATCGCTTTACCATTAAGCTAGTGAATAAAAATACCTCATGTGGGATTCGAACCCACAACCTTCAGATTAGAAGTCTGACGCGCTATCCAATTGCGCCAATGAGGCGAATGCTTTCTTCCTAAGAAAGACTTATAGGGACAATGGTCCTTTATGCTAGAGGAGGGATTTGAACCCTCGAAGCGTGTCGCAACAGATCTTAAGTCTATCCCCTTTGACCAGACTCGGGAACCCTAGCAAATATATGGTCAAATAATGAATCAACAGGTATTTTAATATTAGATAATGTTAATTCTCCGGACCATACTATAACGATAAGATACTTTTCCCTACCGAACTGCTTAAGGCAATTAATCTTCTCCTCCAGCTGGGCTCGAACCAGCGACCTATCGGTTAACAGCCGAGCGCTCTGCCAACTGAGCTATAGAGGAAGTGGGACCCACGGGACTTGAACCCGCATCTCTACAATCCCGAAAGATTATAGCGTAATATCCATTATACTAAGTTCCCAAAAGTATCACGAGGGGGATTTGAACCCCCGACCACTCGGTTAAAAGCCGAGCGCTCTGGACCATGCTGAGCTACCGTGACATAAGGTCATATTATAATCGTGCTTCCATATAATTTCACCCTTTATCGTATGACGATAAAAAAATAATTATGATAATATTATTATTATCTTTATTATATTCTCACCGAACTGCTTAAGACCAGTTAATCTCTATCACGAGGGGGATTTGAACCCCCGACCACTCGGTTAAAAGCCGAGCGCTCTGGACCATGCTGAGCTACCGTGACATAAGTGTTCCATGTGGGGCTTGAACCCACGACCTCCGCGTCATAAGCACAGCGCTCTAACCGACTGAGCTAATGGAACCAGTGGTAGCAGGGGGATTTGAACCCCCGAAGCGTGACGCATATGATCTTGAGTCATACCCCTTTAACCAGACTCGGGAATGCTACCAATAGATTGAATTACCTTACTACCCCTCTACACCATTAATATAGATTTTATTTTTAAGTAGTTTTGGACGCAATATGAAATCTTAAATTTAAGAACATAAAAAATTTTTATAATCTAATCTATCCTAATCTATCCTAGTCTATCCTAGTCTATCCTATCCCAACCTAATCTATGCCACAGAAACCTTTGGAGCACTGCTCATCTGCCGTGATAGTCCTACATCTTCTACCGACTCTTCATCTGACTCTTCCTCCCCCGAACTCCCTCCCGTATAAGGGTGTTCGACTAAGATTGGGGGTGTTGCAGTCCTTACAAGTTCACAATCATCTTCTACAACATCCTTCATTTCTTGCTTTACTTCTTGAATGAGCTCCAATGAAATATAGTTATCTTCCAGTGCCTTAGGAAGAGGTTCGGATGGATCCAGCATGAAGCAGTGGATGTGCGAAAGGAGCTGAGTGTTGCGATCCGGTGGCTGAATGAACATCATCGGTTGGAGTCCTTCATTCTCAAAGACCTTCCCAATTGTCTTCTCCAGCTCTTCCTTATTCTTGCCAATGTCAACACCATCCTTATTCAGGACATATCCGGGAGGTCCCGCCAGCACTTCGGGACTGAGTGCCAGAATCTGATGAAGGAAGAATTGCTGAATACCCGTGTCCATCGCAACTCCCAGCGCAGTCGCCTTCTCTACAACCTTGGGTCCACACTCTGAAACAGGTACATTCCTCCGCAGAGCATCAACCGCAGACTTAATCAGAGAAATACGCCTACTTAGATCTTCATCCTCCGCTTCTGTCGTGGGAAGGCATTCGTTGAATGTGCGTGGGTCCGAATCTCCGAATGAATGACTAACCGCCATCAGATGCGCATCCTTGTTCTTATCCACATCTCGCCCTGGTTCTCCAAGTGGTTGGAAGATGCTTGTATTGTTGTCGCTGTATACAAGGATATCGGGGGTCTTCCTCATCTGCCGGTAGAGGTGATGGCAGTTGAAGCCGGCACCAGTCCTCAGGCGTTCACCAGTGAAAATCTGGTTGAATCCAATAGACCGGTAGGCGACCGTGAAATCCCTCTCGTCATCCGGGACCCACTTTCGGAACATGTCCGTCTGGGTGAGATTGGATGGGTAGTCCCTAGACCACTTATCCTTGTATCCCGAGACGACAGTCATTGCGAGTGCCTTGGAGAGAGCCATCCTGCTTTCCGATGCTACTTGCTTGAACTCCTTGCTGAACTGCTCTGTGAAATAGGATAGACTTGATTACTTGTTAATTCTTTCTCTTATTGATATGCTATCTTACTTATACTTACAATCAAATTTTTAAGTAAATTTTTATTTTCTCATAAAAAATTTCTATCCTAATAAGAACTTTAGAAAGATCTTCAAATTGTCTAATGAAATACCATCCCGGGAATCTGATAATATGGATGATTGCTAGCATATGAAACACTTTCACGAGATCTATTCTCAAAATCATCTCCACCAACATACTCGTGTTCGCGACCATACATTGTCCCCGTGCGGATCTCATCCATCCTTGCCCACACCGTATTCCATTCAATACCATTGATCCATCGGCTCAACTTATTTACTTCCTTCCAAGGGAGAAATTGCTTGTCCAAGCAGAAGATCTTTCCCAGTTTCTTCATATCTGGATAGTAATCAAAATGTTCCCTCCATCCCCCACAACACCACGAATGTTTGCTCATATCCTTCCAGATATACATCTCGTTCTCTTCATCCCAGTATGTAAAGTAATCATACCGTTGAAATGAGAAACCAGGGAGAACATAAGTATCTGTTCCACATACAGGTCCCCCCACAACAGATGGCAACTTCGACCATTCATCCATCACAATATGACGGATATCTCTGCTGTTATATGGGTCATAACGATGTCCTCGGTTGACCCCGGCCGCATCGATATCATGGACAGACACTCCATCCGGATCTACAAGGATCTTCACACTAATGACAGCATAATACCCCGGAAAGTCTTTCACCTCTTGGGTCCAAGAATCCCAATATTCTTCCTCTTCCCTTTCTCCTTCAAGCCTCTTTTCGTCCCAGAAATCGTTCCACTCTCCATCTGCTACCTGTTCTGTATGGGAACCAATATCTTCCATATCCAATTGCCGTGCAACCTTAGATATCCTCTTGTGCCAACGGTTCTTCGGCTTCGGCTTCGTCGGATATTTGGACCCCCTTTTCTGAGGGACCTTCTTCTCCCTCTTGAACTTCCCCTCTCCTCTTTCTTTCCCCCAGACCTTGGTTGTCTCCCGAACTTGATTGGAAATCTTTCGGTCTCCCACCATTTCGCCCCCCTCATCTTCTTCCACATAAGTGTATCCACAGTTCTCCCAATACATTGTCTTTTCAAGGTCAACTCCATCCAAGACCTTGTCTGCCCACGTGTCTCCATCTCTCCGATGACACACCCGACCATTCGGACCCATCTTGAACATCCCCGAATCCGAGAAGTTGTCCATCTCAATGAAGTCTTTTAACCTGTCCCAGCAATCAGGGCCTCCAATAAATCTGTAAGATTCTCCGATTATCTTTCCTTTTTTCTTTATATCTGTTAGAAGATCTTCTAACTTGAATCAAATTTTTAACATGAGAACATAAAAAATCTAATCCAATCTAATCCTATCTAAACATCATTCTATATTTACGGGGGGACCCCCTCACTAATTTCGGTTGAAGCAGGATGAATAATTTCCACGGTTCTCAGGTATTCCTCTGCCCCTATCCTATAGAATCGGGACTCCTTCTCTCCAGCTTTCAGAATATTAATGATATTATTGTCATAATAATCTGTTGCGGTGATGTCTCCGCCACAATTCACCATCATCTTCAAAAGATTGATGGCGAGGTCTTTCGGGACGCCTTCAACATTGTTGGATCCGTAGAATGCACCACCCACCCCAAATTCGTCTATCCCCCTCTGATTCAACCTCCCCACCAATCGCGAAAGAGATAGAACATGATTCGAGTGCCATGTTTCGTAGGGACTCTCGTTCAACTTCTCCTTTAGAGCTTGCTTGAGAGAAGGATCATCCCCCCTTGAAAGCTCTTGGAGGATCCCGTAATATCTACGTGGTTCCCTTTCCAAGAGTGAAACGGTGAGTTCACCCACACTGGGTGGGCGGATGGAGCACGGGGTGAGGGACCCATTCTTGCTGTTCATACTTCTTCCCTGTGTATTTCAATTGTTATCTGTTAGAAGATCTTCTAACAACTATCAAATTTTTAACCCGAGAACATAAAAAATTATATTCTATTTATCCTATTCTATGTCTATCTAATTTAGTAATCATCTAGTCTTCTTTTTCCACACATATCTTCATACGTGAATGTCACCCCATCTTTCACAAGTCTCCATTTGAACTTGTTCTGTGGGGAGAAGGAGATTTCTCCGTCGAAGATTGTGCCTATTTCCGCCCCCCCATTGTTGTTAAGATAATTGATGGCGCTCTTTGGAACGTATACTGCCCCGAAGACACACTTCGCTACACCATAATTCTCCCCCACTGCGACGAGTTCCAAGAGCTCTATTTGGTCTGGAACTGTATCGGTGTCGCCTGGAATCATTGTCGTATTCCAGACGAAGTTGTACATCCAGTTCAGCGCGTCACGCTGCTCCAGCATTTCCGGAGTGTATTGTGGTATCTTCCCGTCTCTCCAAGAGATCCAATCTCCACCGACCCAAGTTTCCCCTCCTTCACCTTGGTTCCACTCTACGAAGTATGATGGTTCATGGAGATCATCCATATCCCCCCCTCCCCTCCTCCATTGGTCGAGAGCTGCTTCAATCTCTGGGTCTTGTATGGATTCTGTTGGGTCATCCAGTTCGGTGAGCGCCTCTTGTAGCGATGACCTATATGGCCCTTGGTCCCAGTGCATTCCAGCCTCCACTGAGAGCTCGTAGATGTCCACCCATGCGTCCTCCCCCTGCATGAATGCCGCCGCACCGGGCATCGCGTGGAGAGTCTCGGGTCCCCAGAGGGTGATCTCCTCCTTGCGGTCAATATCTTCGGTAGGGAAGGCCAGAGTTGCCTCGGTGAGTTGGAGACACGCGCACGAACTCATCCTTGTCTGTGAGTCTCTGAGTCTGTGAGTCTCTGAGTCTGTGAGTCTCTGAGTCTGTGAGTCTCTGAGTCTGTGAGTCTCTGAGTCTGTGAGTCTGTGAGTCTGTGGCCGGTTGCCCCTTGTTTTCTCTAGTTGTTTATGTGCTGGAAGATCTCCTAACTTGAATCAAATTTTAAAGGTCTCTAAGGTCCAACTTGTCTCCGGGGAGTCTCTAAGGTTCAACTTGTCTCCAATGAGTCTCCAAGGTCCACCTTGTCTCCAATGAGTCTCCAAGGTCCATCTTGTCTCCAATGAGTCTCCAAGGGTTGAACCACATAAAAAATTTATTCTGTTCTACACTACTCTACTCACTATCCTACTCACTATCCTACTCACTATCCTACTCACTCTCCTACTCACTA